CATCAAAGTGGTCCCGCAAGCGGCGGCGACACACGCCCTCCACGCTGACGGACATTGGACCACAAGGGATCTTATGCTTCTCGATTAGGTCTTTAGCTCTCATTATGTCTCCCTTTGCGTGTTTTTACCCGTCAAGGTATCGTGCCCTAAACCCTTTGTGTTTCTTCCTTTTTCCTGCCGCCGTGGCGCATAGATGGCCGTCGTTTAGTCCGTATTTACGGGCTGCGTCGGCTACGCATTCAAACTCTTCTTCTTCCTTTGTTTCTACGTTTATGAGGACAATGGGTCTGGACCGAGGGTGACTTTTTCCCGTTTTTGGGTTTATATGCATATCTACAAGGCCCTGGGGGAGGGGCCTATTTCTCATTATTACTTTTAGTTTTTCTATGGTCTCCGGAGAGCGCTTCTTCCCTATCTGAGCCCTCGACCGTCGTTTCTTAGTTTCCTCAGTATCAACCCGTCCTTCCGGGGAAGGAGGATGTTTAGCTGAGGGGTTTATATTATAGCAGCACTTTTTCCCTACCCACATATCTAAAAGTGCTTGCTCTAAGATGGGCTCATTGCAGTCGTCACTCCAAACTTCCCATGCGAAGTCCTCAGGGCATTTACGCAAAGCATTTTGAAAAGGTAGGTTTGCTTTGGACCGAAGATGCTCTGCTTTACGTTTTTCAAAGTTACGGGTGCTCCCAATGTAAAACTTCCCGGTCTTGGTATTAGTAGCTTTGTAGGTTTGCATGGGTATATTATACTTATTTTTTACACGGGTAAGTCAGGCTGAGGTCCTCCGTGGCATCCAGCCGTCTGGGTAGGCATGGTAATGCTTACCCTTTTTCTTCTCCAGCCGGGGATGAGGATCTTCCCGGTTTGCCTCACGCATTGCTGTAATCATCGTGTCCCGCATTGAGCGTAGATGCTCACGAGGAACAGTGCAATGTTTACTGTCACGGAAAGACCGATAAGTGTGAGAAACATCCGAGGGGTCATCGTTTTGCAGCATCATGTTCCAGACACCGAGTGCCTGGGGGTCAGAGAGAATTCCTTGGGGCAGCTTTGACTCTATTTCAGAGCGCTCGGGGCGTCGGAAGCGGGTGTCTTTTCTCATTGCGATAGAAGCTCGTTGATAGTTGGAAGGTTGGACTCCATTACCTCTTTGATTCTGTTTTCCACGTGTCGTTTAGCTTGCTTATCCCCGGCAAATCCTGCCCCGCGAATAGTGCCGGTTGGTGATCCGGACCAAGCCTCGTCGTTGATGGCATTGGCTTGTCTTTGGGTGTTGAGAAGGGCTGTCGTCAAACGAGCAATCTTTGCAGTTCCTTCGGGCCCTTGACCTTCCCACTCGGAGAGTTTGCGTGCCATACGCGCCCCCAGTTCCGTGGAGGCTTTGGCATCCCACCCGGACCCCTCTTTGCCCCCGAAAAGGTACCACCCTTGGGTATTGTCTTTTCCTCCACCCGTTCGCCCAATGTTTACGGCCTGGGACACGTTACGCGCCACGCCGCCCTCCTGAGACTGCGCCAGTCGGGTAATGATGCCCGAGTTGAGTTCTCTCCATCCCTTTGCGTCAAGGTCAGACTTGGATAAACCCGAGGCAGTGGCTAAAACTTGTGCCGCCGTTTTTGTTTTTGCATCCAACTCTTTTAGCAAAGTTCGCTTAGGGCTATCTCCGGCAGAGGCCTTATACATCGCATTACCGGAGCTTGCATAGAGAGACTGCTCAAAGGACAGATTGCTCTTGGCTTGATTGATGCGACCAAAGGTTAGAGTCCGGTTAGCGATACTGTTTGACCTTTGCTCTCCGGCTATGTTTTGAGGGACAGTGTGCTCCAAGTCAGCGGACATTAGTTGAATGCGCTGACGTGTATAGACATCCAAGCCGTTACTATCGAGGAATGCCTTCACAATGGAGTGACGGTTGGCCTGCAACCCCATTGAGTCAAGTTCTTTCTTTTGCTCTGGAGTGAGGTTGGCTGGGCGATTCATTGTGGGCGTAGAGCGTCCAGGAGTTGCCGTCCCCCAGTAGGGAATCTCGGCTCCTTTTTTGATGTCTCCTTTCTCCAGCAGTCGCTTAGCCACATCGTCTGGCACCGCAGCAATGAAGAGACGAACTTCCGCGTCACTGACATCTCTTTTCCAGTACCAAGAGAGAGCTTTCTCCATGGCATCGTTGAACTCTTTATTGGTTTTGTAAACACCGTTTTTCTGATTCTGGTAAATCTCTTCCAGCTCTTTGAAACGGGCTTGTTGTTTGGGTGATTTGAGTGCCTCCTGCATTTCAGGAGTAATCGCCTTTTCGGAGGCTTCGCGGGACTGGTGTCCCTGCAAAAGAGCCAAACTCAAGGCATGTTTGATTTTTTCTCTTGCTTCTTTCGGTGAAGCGGATTCTCTCTTTATGTTATCAATCTCTTGGCGCATAGCCTCATGACGTTGAGACAGACGTTGAGTTTTGAGGGAGGCTGTCAACATCCCTGCTTCCGGGGATGTTGGGCGATTCTTAACTCCCGTCAAATCAACATCGGGGCGCAGCTTGTCAAGTCCGGTAGTTCTCAGGAACGTTTTCTCCGCATCCTCCACACCGATTTGCCCGGAAGATGCTTGGCGTAGAATATACGCCCTTGCCGCTCTCACTTCCTTTTGCACGTTTACGGGGAGTTCCAGCACGCAATCTTTATTGTAGAAGATGCACGCTGCTCCGCAGGATTTCCCTTTTTTGCACTTATCTCTCTTGGCGCCAATTGTTCCTCGGGCAGCAGCGCTGCGCTCAGCGGATGCTTTTTCACCCTCGGTAACTTGACCGGTTCCCCACGAGAAGTCATAGAAAGGGACAGCACTCGGTGCGAGAGAAATGTTTGAAACTTTTTGCGGAGAGTGCTGACCCAGGTTCATGTTAGTCGTCGTAACGGTCAAGGATATGCGCAATAACGGAGTTGCGCACAATGTCTTCTTTCTGGAATTCCACCACACCTACTTCGGAAAGTTGGCGCAGGCGGTGAATGGCATCGACAAGCCCATTCTCGCGACGGAACACTTCAAGGTCCGTCTGTTTGGTGTCGCCGATGAGGCAGATTTTGGAATCTTTACCTACACGAGACAAGCAAGTTTTGATGTGTGAGGGCAGGAAGTTCTGCGACTCATCGACGATGATAAAGGCCTCGTTCAGTGAGCGGCCACGGATGTCTTCCAGAAGCACAGGCTCAATGATTTTCTTGTTGAGGAGGTATTCTGCTGCGCCCTGGGAGCGCATAATGCAAGGTAGGTTGTCTAAAACGGGGGCGATCAGGGGCGCGATCTTTTCAGAGAGATCGCCAGGTAAAGCGCCACGACCACGTTGGAACTCAACGCCTACATCACTACGGACATAGTAGACTTTATCGAATTGCCCCTCGGCAATTCCGAACAGTCCATAATGAAGTGCAATGAGAGTTTTGCCAGTTCCGGCACAGCCATGTGCCAGGGTGACCGTGTTTCGTTTAAAGCAGTTCCAGAGCTCTTCCTGTCGCCAGGTAAGAAACTTGGGTGGCTGAACGTCCATACCCTTGTGGTAGGAGTTCTCTAACATCTGGGCAGCTTCAGCGCGACGGTTCTTGCGCTTATCCTTGGAGGTGAGCATGTTAAATAAATTGACAACTGTGGGTAGATCATACGCTTCGTGTCCAATAAGCTCTACATGCAAATCACCCCCTTGAGAAATAGAATCGGGCATTGGAGGACTGCGACCGACCCTTATTTTTACCCGGCCACCCTTCCCCCTAGAGCATCCACCACGAGTCTTTCTCGTTTAACCAGGCAATGTAATCAATGCCAGCGCTCAGTGTAGTCGTCCCACCCGTTCTGTTTGCCACAGAACTCGGTAAATTTCTTTTGGTTGGGGTTCTCTCTTGCGGCCTTTTCAAGGTAGCGGTCTGCCGCCAGGTCGGTAATCAAAACTCTTGTCCCGAACTCTTGTTGCATGAGTTCAGCGTTACGGTCAATAGGAGAATTTGCCACGGTAATCTGTTGTAAACAACAGCAACTTTTATTTTATAAACGTGGTGGTTACCAATCACCACTTACAATTCAGTGTCCCACCCAATGTTTCTTGACCCCCCTCGAATCCCTCTTAAAAAATGAGAGCGATTATCAGCTTCACCGCTTACGGAATCATAATCCGGGTCGTTAAAGGCATGGTCAGAGGGGAACATTCGCAACCTTCCTCGAGATAAATTCTCAAACACGGTCTTGTTGCCGAAACCTGGGCGTGTCAAGTCTCCATAGAAACGCTTATTCTGTATAATAGCATCTTGAAGCCCTCGGTCAACGGTGTCTAGCTTCATCGAGTAGTAAGTTAACGCCCAAGTAAAGGCATCCGTCCTGTCATCGTGCTTCACAAATGGGAACGCCGTCAGTTCCTTGACGAAGGGGTCAATCCAGTCTCCTTCCACAAACTTGACACGAGCAAACTCCATTAGGGGAGCAACCGCCTGTAGGCGCACCGTTTTTGATTTTAACGGCTTCATCTCCTCGATTGGAATCTTTGCTTCTTTCTTGAGCATCTGGATAAGGGACTGCCCCGATGCAGCTTTCTCAATGCATAAAATGCGAGCGTCATAGTATGAATAAAGATGCTTGACCTTTGCGATTAAGTCCGGGAAACCGAGGCGCCCCGTTATCATCTCCCGAATGTACACAACGCCCGGGAACCGGTGGGAGATAGAGGCTACACAGATGGCCGTCTCATCCGCCATTTCCTTTTCAGAAAAAGCGCAGTCAACCGCTAGCCAAGTGAGGTCAAATCCGGGACACTTGTCCTTCTCAATACTTGTGATCCAGCTGTCTTTGATAATCTGACCTTCTGCAGCGACAGGGTTGCCTTGGTACAAGGCTGCAAAGGCAAATGAGCCCATGGTTTTTTTCTGAGCCATGAGCATGTCCACGGTAAATGCCGTATTGCTAGGCCAATGGGATTCCCCCAGCTCTCTTTCCAGGGGATCTCCATCAGCTTGTTCAGGCGTCTCAATCAGACCCGCAATGTTAACCCAACGCCACCCGTTCGGGTTTTCCTCCTCATCGTAAATCCCGTCGGCCTCCATCAACACGCCATGGAGGTCATGTTGGTGGAATCGGGTAGCAATCACCATTTGACACCAGTTGTTGGTGCGTCGGGTAGACGCCTGCTCGCCCCACCAGGATTCAAGTTGCTCCAGCGCTGCAGTAGATGTGGAGTCTTTCAGTGGGTCGTCCACGATCATGGCGCCAACGCCAGGGCTTGTAATGTTCGTAGTTCCTGCGGTGAACCCAGTCAGTACACCGCCCACAGATGTGGGCAAAATGTAGCCACCCCCCAGCATGTCATATTTTGAGTCGGGAGAGAACCCTTTCCAGTCTGGGAAGATTTTCCGAAACTCTGGGTGTTTCAGAAAGCCGATGGCATCACGAAAGAATTTGTTTGAAAGTTGTTGTCCATAAGACGCAATGATGTGTTGGGTTAGTTGGTCTCGACCAAGCAACCAAGCAACAAACATCGACGCAAGCATTGACTTGCCCGAGCGTGGGGGACACGACACAATCAAGCGTCGATAGCGCTTATTGGCCAAATCCTCAAAAGCGGAAGCAATGATCTCGTGGAAAGCAACGACACGCAAATCGCCTTTCTTCATAATGTCGGCAAATGCTAAGAAGCAGTTTTGTGCCGCTTTGTATTTATACTCCTCTACCACGGATGCGGGTGCCTCTAAGAGCATGAGGTCTTTAATGCCACGAATGTACTGACGCCAGGTACTATGCTCGTCAAGCTGACGGGCTTTGGTTATTATGGGCCTCATAGCCACCTCGCTGTGTAGCCTTGAACTTTCTGCCTATGCCCATTGCAAACCCGGGAAATGTTACCGTGGGAAATTCCTAAGCATTCTCCTGCAAAAGTAGCTGACTCAAACACGAAAACCTCCCCATCCTTAATCCTTATCAACTCTACCATCTTCATCTGCTTCAGGGCACTTCTTCTCCCCGCGGTTTTGTGTTTATCCTGGGGGCCATTTCTCCCCCCTCGCTGTAAATCTTCTCTGGTCAAGTGTTTTCGCATTTTTTCACAGATTTGCCTTTTTACTTCGAGGGGTTGATTTCTGCCCCCCTTGGCACCTCCTTTCTTCCCCCCTAGGGAACAAGCCTCAAACACAGCCTGCTCGTGAGTCACAATGCCAGCCAGTCCCCTCCAGGCAATGAAATCCTCTCGCTTGCCCCACATACGCCAGTTTGCATAGTGCCACATGGCGTGACGAACAGAGTGAATGTTTATAACATTCCCCTCCTCGTATTGACCGCCCATGTGGCCCGGAACTATGCGATGATTGTGGGTTATTTTACCGTTGTGGCAGTCCATTAGAAATTACTGATTCTTTTGAGTAGTTCCTCAACTTTCCCGTCATACTCACGAGCTAAAGTTTGCTCAGAAGCAGGCTCGGGCTTCGTGAGAATTACGATGTCCTCAGTAATTTCACGGTGGGCTTTGACGGAAGCTGTGAAAATCTGGACCAGGTCCCGGGTGGAACACTCGGACATTTGATCCTGAAGAAGACCGATGGCTTCGTTAGCCACCCGGAGCGCCTCATTAGCGAGGAACTCTTTTTGTTGGATGATTGCATCCTTTTCCTTGGAGTCAGACATCAATAAAGCCTCCTACGGCATTTAACACATCCGCCTTTTGCGGGAGGCGGATTTCCCTTGTAGCTTTGCAAGGACCTTAAGATCCGTTTTGCTAATTCAGTGTTACCCGCAGCGACAGCAGCGTGGTAGCTATTCCAGAGTTGCTGGGCAGATTGCATAGATCTCTTTAGCAAGGTTGTGGAGGAGAGTTAATCCCATCCGTGCAAGGTAAGCATCCGAGTTTCCAGAGAGAGCTAACGGCAGCTAGCTCAAATGTTCCTTCCAACATCCACCCTTTCCCTTGCGGGGATTGCCCCACATAGTAGAACCGGCCTTTTGGAGTTTGAATGAACGTCTGCATTTGGATCCCAATAAGGATTCCACCGTCGAGATACAACTGGGGGGCATCGGGGCTTAAGGGGTCTACATAAAGGAACTGGTAACCTCCAGTCACAACCGCAAACTCGCCGGTGTTCATGCTTTGATACCAGCTGGCATCTTTGGTTGCCTTGGCGGAGATTGCGCCGGATTTATTGACGGTGTCGTTCCATAGTTCCACAGCGTAACGAGCAAGTTTCTTACCGGTGTTACAATAGAACACCTCTCGGAGGGGTTCCCGGGTTTCAGCATCAAAGATTGTTACAACGAGGCGGCCGTCCTCTGTGTAGCTGTTGTTGGACAAGAGGTAAATGGGTTGGCCCAGGGGATCTGCGATAAAGACGCAATCGGGATCGCAAATAAACACCCAGTCGCCACTTTGAGTCAGTTCGTTTGACCACCGGATTCCGTAACATGCGTCATAGTCTTCCGGGGGTTGGCCATCGCAGTCATATGCCGGAACGTAGATGTCGCCGGTGGTTTCATCAAGGATGCCGCCGAGGGGTAACTTAGTCTCGACACCAAGGGCCGGGAAGATTTGACGGCAGTCACCTCTCTGCGTGCACGGATCAAGAGCCACGTAAGGCAATGCTTCCTCAATTATTAGTTGCCAAACTTGGGTGTAAGTGTACTGACTCTGGTCGGTTAGCCCAGTGAAATCCTCGCTCACGCAGACAAAAGGCTCGATGGCCTGCACATAAGCGCCACCCGGGACACTACCGTTAAGGGTAATGAAGGCTCCCGTAATAAGTTGAGTAGCGAAGTCGTGGCCGGAAGAAGTTAAATAGTTCTGACACGAATAGTTCAATTCGAACCTGAGAGTCCTCTCAAAGACAAGGGGGACTCTATTCTTTACGGTATTGCTAGCACCAGTATATCGAACAACGATGTTATTCGTTTGGGAGACAACCCCCTCCTTATCTAGGACATCCGCTAGCCGCAATACATTGACCCCAATTGGAATAAGGGGAGAAGATATTAAGGCATCAACCATAAACTGCTCGATACGAGTCAGGCTACTCAGTTCCACGTTTTAATCCTCCCTCGAACCCATTGGTAAACTTTTACCCTGGCACACCCGATTTTGCTTTGCAAAAAACAAAGGGCACCCGAAGGTGCCCAGTGAGATAAGTTAGGCGCCCATCGGGTGAATAATGAACCCTGAAGAGGGGATCGCAGGGTAGGGTGCAACACTCGGTTCGGCAAACAGTCGGGCGTTAAGGTCCGCAGACCACCACCACAGTTCCACATACTCCCCAGCGGCCAGAGTAACTACCCAGTTGATGTAACCGAGTTGGGCAGCGTTGCTTCCTTGAAGAGTCAGGTTGTAAGCAGAGTTTGGTTCGTTGACGCCGTTCTTTTTGACCCAGAAGTTGACATCGTCTGAGCCAGCATCCGTCTTTTGAACCTGCAAACTGGCCAAGATCTGGTAGGTTCCAGCCACCGCTGCCGTGATCCGAGACCCACTCACGATCGAGAAGTTATTTGCCGAACTTGTGGTGTCGTACGAAACTGCGTTACCGCTGGCACCACCTGCGTTTGTCTGAGTTGTTGTGCGAACAAAAGATCCGTAGTTGGCAGCAGCTGTGCCAGAGCTGGTCCAAGTGGGTGCAGCACCAGAACCACCGGAGACGAGAATCTGACCCGCGGTACCGTAGGAGCCACCAGTACCCAGGCTGATAGCGCCAGAGGCGTTAGACTGGAAGCGAATGGTCCCGGCACCGTCAGAGAGGACGACGTTGTTTGCCAGCGTGGCAGTACCGGCGTAGCGACCCACCAGTGTGTTGCTGCCACCGGTTGTGATAGCGGAGCCAGCAGAGTAACCTACGAGGGTGTTGATGGCGCCGGAAGTAACGTTTTGACCGGCAGAGTTACCGAGAGCAACGTTGTAAGCACCCGACGTGACACCTTGACCCAGTGCACTGAAGCCGACACCCGTGTTGCCCTCAGAGGTAGTAGCAACCAGACCGCCAGAGCCAGAACCGATGAAGGTGTTTTGAGTACCAGTTGTAATGGTGTCCCCAGCGCTGTCCCCGACTAAAACGTTGTTGGATCCGGTTGAGAGTTGTTCACCTGCATTGCAACCGACCGCAACGTTGTTCGCCGCCGTCGAAGCATTGAGCATCGCCCGGTGACCCAAGGCGACGTTACCTGAAGAAGTGGAGAGACCTGACAGAGCGCCACAACCAACAGCAACGTTGCTCGAGGCCGTAGTTGCAGTCTGGAAAGCAGCCGTACCGATGGCAACGTTATTTGCACCGCTGTTGACGTTACGCCCAGATTGGAAACCAATAAGGGTGTTGCCGTTACCGGTTGTTAAAGCAGAACCAGCACAGAAACCGAGTAAGGTGCCGCAAGCTGAAGTATTACTTGCGGCGCAACCAGTGAGGGCACCGACATAGGTGTTGCTCAGGCCCGTAGCATTGCGCCCAGACACAAAGCCAACATAGGTTGTACAACCAGCGGTAGTATTGGTACACCCGGCAGCATGGCCAATGAATACAGAGCCCACAGAACTGGTGGTGCATCCGGTGGAAGCGCCAATCAGCACCGATTGTGTCGGACTTGCACCAGAAAAAGCGGAGTTGACGCCAATGGCAATCGTCTCACAAGCGGTTGTGGATCCACCTAAAGAGTTGAAGCCGATGCTGACATTACAAGCACCCGTTGTGATGGCATCGCCAGAGTTTTGTGCGATGAATACGTTATTAGTTCCGGAACTAACGTTTGCGCCAGCCGAGATACCGAGCGCCAGGTTGCCAGACCCTGCGGCATTGTAGGCAAGGGCATCAAAACCGATTGCCAAGTTATTGACTGTAGTTAAGCTGGATCCCAGAGCATTAGGCCCAATCGCAATGTTGTTACCTCCTGCCGAAGTGCAATCGAGAGCTCCAGGGCCAATGGCAACGTTATTTACCCCGGAGGTAAGAGCGGTTCCAGCGTTAAATCCAACGGCTGTGTTACAAGTTCCAGTGGTGATGCTGTCCCCAGCGCCAAACCCGAGTGCGGTGTTAAACGGAGTCGCAGAGCAAGAATAAGCGATCAAGTTCAATGCCGTTGCTGTAATCCATTTAAGACCCGTTGCACAAGCAGTGTCTACACTCAAGATCTGGTTATTAGACCCAAGGCCAAGCGCAGCAAAGGTGCTCGTACCAGTGCCCGCTAAAATCTGGCCAACGGCTGCGAAGGCCGAACAAGGAATACAAGCGAGCGAAATCGTGCACCACTCCAACCCCGTAGAGCAGCCCGTGTTAGCAGCCAGGAACTGACCAGTTGTCCCCAGAGAGAGACCCCCGACGGTTCCGGCTCCAGTACCAGCCACAAGAACGCCAAGGGCAGAGTAAGTGGACTTTGGTACGGCAGCGTTGGCTAGGTCATAGGCACTCTTGACAGCGGTGCTAGAAGCAATTGTTGTGCTTGAGGTTGTTGTAACGGAATCCGAGACTTTGCTTTGGAGGGAGGCAGGAGTGACGGCTTCGGTGGCATCGGTACCTGCCTGAGTCTCAGCATTAGTAGATAGACGTACCAAGCCCGGAGTCGTGGTCGAGGCGTAAGGAGGCTGGAATCCCGCAGCGATGTAGGTCCAAGTGCTGGAACTAGCGAGCCACCAGTCGCCCACGTAAGTAACAGTGGAGACACCGCCCGGGGGGGTCATAGTGCCTGCAACTGAGATAATAGTGAAATACTCCTTGATTGCTGCCGACGGTGATGGCATGACGTTGCCAACGCTGAAACCGGCGGCGGCACCTTCGACTGTAACCGTGAGCATTAGGCCAGTTGCACCGTCGATTGTACCAGCGAAAGTCAGGTTGTTCGAGGTAGCCAGAGCGTTAATTTGCACCTGCAAGTCACGGCCCATATTGGCGGTGAGAGCCTGAGTCGTTGAAGTTGAGGCTAGAGTGTCGTTCAGCTGAACAATACCAGATTGAGTCGTGGTAGAACTCTTGACGCTGATTGTTCCGGCTAAGACATCAATGTTGGAACCAACTTGAACTAAACCAAGTTGAGCAGTTGTGGCAGTGTTGACACTAATTGTGCCACCGGAAACTTGAACGTTGGTGCCGACTTGAACCACACCCTTCTGACCGGTTGTAGCGTCTTGAATACCTGAGATGGGGAAAGTTTGGCCGGCGGCAAAAGTGATTGCGCCGGTCATAGTTCCGCCGGAGCGATCCAGAGCAGCATTTGCCAGATCGTAGGCGCTCTTAACAGCAGTTGCGGAAGCGGCCGTTACGCTTGAAGTAGTAGCAACGCTATCGCTAATCTCTTCAACAGTTGAGGCATTGTTAAATACGATGCCAACTCCGGCACCAGACATGGTGATGTCACCAGTCATTGTACCGCCTGCCTTCGGCAGAGCAGCATTTGCCAGATCGTAGGTTGTTTTCAGAGCAGCGCTGGAAGCAATGCGATTCGAGTCAGCAAGGTTGGTGCTGTCTGAGAGTTTGTCCTGAAGGGAGTTGGGAGTAACTGCCTCAGTGTCTGAGGTGCCGGTGTAGGTGACAGCAGTGTCGGCAAGCTGAACAATACCAGCGGTCGTGTAGGAGGCGGATTGTGGGCGGGCACCAACGCCGAGATACTGCCAGGACGTGCCATTTGACAGGAACCAGTCGCCATTTTCTGCGTTGTAGGGACCACCCCCACCGGGGGGGTTGTAAGAACCGCCGATCGTTACCAGAACATAATAGTCAGCGTTACCGCCGGAGGCAGCGGGGAGGCCCACGCCGGCAGCGAATCCTGCGGCAGCGCCGAGTGTGGTAACCGAGTCAACCAACCCCGTGGTTGCGTTGAGAGAACCTGCAAGTGTAACGTTGGAAGCAAGTGTAAGGGCGTCGATTTGACCTTGGAGATCGAAACCAGCGCGAGCAGTCAGGGCGAGGGTTGTTGAGCTGCTATTGAGAGAGTCATCCAGCTGCACTACACCTTTGTTGGAGACTGTGGAGTCCAGAATGCTAATCACACCGGAAGCAACCTGAATGTTGGTGCCAACCTGAACGATACCTTTCTGAGCGCCCGTGGCATCCTGAATACCGGACACAGGGAAGATTTGACCAGCGTCAAAGGTGATCGTACCGGTCATCGTGCCGCCAGTGCGGGGCAGCGCTGCAGCGCCAATGTCGTAAGCAGTTTTTACAGCGGTGCCGGAAGCCGCAACGGTGGAAGAAGTGGCGTTGATGGAGTCGTTAATGCCGTCAATTGTGCCGTTAACGCCGTTGTTAAACTGAACCCCAAAGCCAGACTGGACGTTGATGTTCTGAGACACAAGGGTCCCAGTCATTGTGCCACCAGCCCGAGGAAGCGCAGCGGAGGCAATACTCAGGGCCGAGTTGGCTGTGCTGTTGGCAGTGTTGGCAATTGCTGTAGTAGCAATCAGGCCATCGTCAAGATCGTCGATAGCTGCTTGGACTGTAGCGCCCAGGGTGCGACCTGTGTTATTGTAAATAACTTCAGAAGCGCTCGGGTAAGCGTAAGAAGCTCCCCTTACCCAAGAGATCGGGGCAAAGAAATATAGGCCCTCGTAAACGTCATCCGGTAAACCGGTAACGATAGCAACGTTGCCCTCATCCGGCGAAGCCACACCAATAGCAGCAGTGATTTTGTCGCTAGTTGTGGCACCAGGGGCACTCGCAACCTGAGCATTTGTAACTACGTAAACCTGGCTGCCACCACCGCCGGTCCCAGTAATCCATATCGGGTGGTTGAGGGCAGTACTCCATGCCAGCACTTGCTGGTCGGTAGGAACGTCGCCGTAGAAGCCAGGGTTGGCAACATAGTAGTCACCAAGGGAATCGAAATCCATCGGCATGGCGTACCAACCGCCGCCGGGCACACCAGCGACTTGGGTGCCATCAAAATTGGTTTTGGAATTGCTCCCGTTACCGACATAAATTACTTTGTCGGTGACATTGAAAGCGATTTGGCCGGGAAGGAGGGACGCAGGCTCGACACCAGTGCCAACTGCGCGGAGGTTTTGAACGGTAAGTGCCATGGCGTTATACGAGAAGTCCGGAGTCGATAGCGAGAATTTGACCGTCGGAGTTTAGTTGCACTCCGTTACCGGCCTTCATGTAGCCGTTTTGATTCAGGTAGGCGACGAGTTGGTCGTTAAACCACCCAACTGTTATGAACGCTGCGGGGTTGTTGGGGATTGCGTATTGAGCGTAGATGGCACCTTGGAAGACACCGCCATTTTGGTCAATGGTGTCTTCGGGGAACGGGGTCACGGAGATCCAGGCTCCGCCGTTTAAATCGGTGTACCAAATGTTTAAATAAGAGTTATTGCTGTCGTACCAAAGAGATCCTTGGATAGGGTTGGGCGGAGGGGAGACACTTACATACACCGGTGCAGAGGTTGGTGTGGTGACTGCTTGAGCAGTCCATTGGGTTCCTGTCCACTTCCAAGTCCTACCATTGCTGGTATATAGTTGTCCCACAGATGGATTCGGCGGGAAAGACGCAGCCATTACGTTCAGGCGTTGATCAATTGATTTTACCCGTCAGGGTCCCCATCCTTGATTACCGTCTGTGTACCCCCCTGAGTCCATAGGTTGCAGGATTTGTGGGGTTCCTCCCGTAAGGTCTTGCATGTTACTTGAGTTGATCCAGTTGGGGAACTGCGCATTCTGATTTATGGCCCCCCACCCCTGTCTGAAATCAGGTGCCTGGTCGCCAGCTGCGTCGGTTGTCCAACCCGAGAGACCTTTACCGCTCACCATGTTATAGCGCTGAGGGATGTGCCAGGAGCGCATTATACCCGCAGGTGTGTCAATAGCACTATCACCGTTGCCGGCCCTAATTGCCGTCATCTGCATTTCAGCAGCAAGCTGTTTCAATGCAGTCTCGTAATCTGCCTTTACGTCTTCCCGACGACGGACCGTGTCCAGATAGTAACGGGCGATAATGAGGGCTGTGCGCCTGCGGTTACTGGTAATGAGGACCATTCCGGCCTTACCCGACTGCTCAATGTAACTATCAATCAGGCTGTTGGCGTCCTGGATCGCCATGCGAAGCTTTGCCACATTTACCGAAGTGGCGGCAGCGTCGTCAATGTTGGTAAGCTGAATAGCCTCCTTAAGGCCATAGGCCACGATGAAGTCATCAGGGCTCGCAGAGCGGGGGTCCGACTTCTGCTCCGTGAGTACTCCACTACGGTTCTGATATGGGAATCCAAAACCACCAATCGTCTGGCCCAGGTTCGCTTGGGTTTGAGACCCGTCTGTTTTCTCATCCGGGGCCAACTGGTTGCGTGCCGGAACTCGATAAAACGCCCGAACTGCGTTCCGCTTCACAACGACATCGTTGGCAGTGGGGGGAACTGGCCCCCGCAGACACTGCTTCAGGTCAAGGGGTGGCTCATAGCTAACAAAAACCTCGTCCCAAGGTGACAGAAAACTATCAAGCTCCAGCACAATCATTGTGTCAGAGGCGTAGTTTACGGTCGTAACACCGTAGTTACCGTAGTTCACCGTAAAGCACCCCACGGGCACAGGCACTTTGCTATCTAGGGGACCATCAAACCACAGCATTACTGTGGATGTGCTAGGTACCGTAATCTCTTTTATAGATGGCAAACCCACGGCAGTAAACTCGCTCTTTACACGGTTTTACCCGGTTACTATGCGGGTTGCCTGGTTGCCCCTTATGGGGCGTTTTATCCTGGGCGCCCTGCGGGCGCCTCCGGCGATTTACGCCACACGCTCTCGCAGTGAGGTGTCTATGCCTCTTGCTTTCTGATAGCAAGACAGAGGCGCTGGGGTAGTCTCATAACCTGTAATCAAGCATCGCCATCGCTGCGAGTGCTGTTTAGCGGCGTTCGCTCGTTTTTGCTCTAGCGTTTGACGAGCACCATTTTGCCTCATCAGCTCTTGCTTACGCTCTAGGGGTAAACTCTGTGCCCCTGTTCCATTTGCCTTGTTGAACTCAAACAGTTTGCGCCCATTTGCTTGCTTGACCGCACGGGGTTGCGCTTTTGCTCCCAGACTGCTCGCTTGTGAACTAAACGAGGAGTTAGTGTGAGCGTTCAGGCAGAGGGGGTCATTGATAAAGGTTTTTATTAACCGGTGCTCTAATGCCACCGCTTCTTCTCTGGTCTTAAAAAACTCCAAAGGGGTTAAAGTAGCATCATAGAGATCCCAGCACCACTTATTAGTGCGAGGGGACCCCAAGTAACCATCACTTAGGTTTTTTGTTGAGTGTAAACCGTAGTAGTAAAACCGTGTGCCCGTGAAAGTCACCCGGTAAGTGAAGTGGTAAATCATAACTTTTTGGCGGTTATGGGAGGAAGAAACCGCCAGGAAACTCCCTCCGTGCCTAAGTTTTACCCCAAAAATCCGGAGGCGGAGCGGAGCGACGCCAGAAAAGAAATGCCCGTAGGGAATCAAGACGAAACGCTAACGGAGTAAATAGTCGTCGGGGCGGTTAGTCAAGGGGTTAAACTGCTCGCTCGCCCAGAAAGCGTAAGGGTCGCTGTTCGCCACCTCAATAGCCTCCCCGGCTTGGTTGTAAACTTCGTCCCCGGCAACCCTGACCGTGTAACCTTTAACGGCGGGGTAGAGACATTGTGTTAAGTAGTTTACCCCTAGACGCAAGGGCCACTCATCCCGAAAGTTCACACTCCAGTTATAGACTGTAACCAACTTTGTTGAGGCGTTAACCTCATAATCAAGTTGTGCCACAATGCTGCCACCGCGTTGCTCCGGCCCTACAAACGGTGGGTCGCTATAATCAAAAGATTGGGAAACTCTCTCATACACTTGGCCGTCCCACTTGACTTGAATGTAACGCAGTTCAGGAGCGCCAAGCAAGTCGGAAGATTGGTAAAGAAAATCTTGGAATAACCACTCGGGCGATGCGATGCTGGGACGACGGATTGCCATTAGCCTTGCGCTAGTACAACAAAGGTTCCATTATTTGCTACAATGGTGGTTGGTTTGTAGCGGCTCCCGCCCAGGTACAAGTAGGCAGGCACCACATATAAGTCTTTTTGAATCGTGACATCCTCGCAAAAGTTCTGAGGGCGAGGATTGAAAAGGGTCTTGCCGAGACAAGGGCCCTGGCCGCAACCTACCTCTTGATCGCAAGGATCTGGGTAGGTTAGTTCGTAGGTGGTAGGTGTGCTCATAGTTATTGGGGTGGTTCGTACCATTTCGCCTCACTCCCGAACGGGTTGGGGCGAGGGTTGGTGCTATATTTGGAGTATTTTTGCATCTCTCCGCCAGTCGTGGGAAAAACATAGTCCCAAACGGTTTGCTGATTAACGGGTTGTTCGGCATCTCCACCGGTGTCCACTCCCTCCTGCTTACCGTCGTTTTGGCCGGAATGGCCGTGAGACATGTCAATGTGACGCACCCAGTAGTAAGACCCTTGGCGCTTGAGGCAGACACACAGCCAATCCGAGTCCATGGGGCCGCTCATTTCAATAACCATGCACCCGTGATTTTCTTCTGATGCTGGAGGCAATTCGCCAGAGTCGTATATGGGCAGTCTCGTCATTGACGAGTTGTTTGGCATTTTGAGTTTGTCTTGTTTGCCCTGGGCAAGCATCTGAGGGTCATACACCACATCGGAGGCCAACGCCATCGTGTACTGACCATTGGAAGGTGAGATGTTTACCCTCTTTCCGATCAAACCTTTTGGTTGTCTACCTTTAAAGGCAGGTGTGACATCCAGCCAGTGAGAAGCATCGGGCTCTTCCCCAACACGCTCTTTCGACCAGTCACCCGCCCCAGAAACCTGGGGGATTTCCGGATTCATGTCGTCAAAGATGACCCTTATTCTGCCTCTCTCCTCGGGGTCGTTCACATCTACAACAGTTCCACGCAAGGTCCCGTGTGGCAGTCCTGCGAACTTCATGTTCGCCTCCGCTTGCTGCTGCATTAGCGCAAGGCTCTGAACGAGGGGCGTAGAGCGAAGCTTCGGTGGACGCATAGTTACTTATAGCGAGAAAACTTCGGAATGTTTCGCGGATGGCGTTTCGGACGGGGCTGAAGCTGAGGGGTTTGCGGAGTTGCCAACGGTTGGGGGGCTGGGGTAGCCGACTCCTCCACAAATCGTGGTCCCGCGTCCTCCGTTGGAGAGATTTCGGGGAGGGGAGGGGCAACTCTCTCGATTTTTTCTTCGGGCTCTTCCTCAATGCGCGAAAAAGTTTCAAACATTTCTGCCGCATTCTCTTCGAGCAGTCTCTCGACGCTTGCTGTTTCCTCTTCCGCTTCGGGGGCAGTGAATCCCGCCGTCTTGCGTCTGCTAGTTGCCATGGCAATGGTTTCGTTTCAATGGTTTTACCCGTTAGCGAGGGGGAACCAAGTAGAGAGTTCTGGGTTGAGTTACCGGGTAGCGCCAGGATGCCTCTCTGGAGATGTCAAAGAATGTGTCTTCAGCCGCCGAAGCATCGGCAATAAAATAAGCATAGCCAACCTTAAAGTGGTTGGCGTCCACATGGTAGGTCTCTTTGGCATTCTCGCAAGTGGGGGCAAACTTGTAGATTGAGGCATCCCACACAGGTGGCGCCACCGGGGTTACCCCACCTTCGAGAAAGTCCGTGGTAAAGAATCCGGTCAAAGGAACGCACGGGTTTATGTTCACATACCCTCCCCTCCAGTCTCCATACACCCTATCTCGCAATGCCTGTAGGCGAAGAGAAATCTCCGTAATTCTCAGGGGATTCCCTTCTTGAACAGCGATGGATAAAATTCTCTCAAGCTCGGACACCTCCGAGTTAAGGGTTCCCACCTCCGCAAAAGCTTGACGATTGTGCAGCGGGTCATACTCAACGAGTTCTGCTTCGGAAAACTCATCAAACTGAACATCCGACGCTGGGTAGACTCCGGAGTTTTGGTAACGACCGCTCTCCACTGAGTTGAAGTAAGCAATGTTGGAGTAGAGATAGGGCTCTGAGTAAACGTAGGTGTAATCGGGGACCGGTTGATCGTAAAGAAACAGCTCCTCGTAGATGGCGGGAGTGTCATCCTCCGGGGGGCATCGCATTTGCTCAGGGTCGATGCTCGAACCCCAATAGGCGAAGTCTTGGCAAATAAGTGCAACCTTTTGCCACACAGTCTCGTCACGACCATATTCAAGAGGTAAACGCACAAAAAACTTCTCCCAGTTCTCAGGGCCAGGACCATTGTTGAGGTCAGCCAGCAAGGGATTAATAAAGTTGTTCTCCTCCAAGTGGGCAACCGTTTCTGCTACCTGGAGATCCTGAGCCTTCCACAAACGGAGCGGAGTCTCGGCGTTGTAGACATTCGGGCTCATGTAGTAGGTTAGACCACTAAACACCAAATCCGTAATGTTTGCCTGATAGGTAGTAGTCAGAGAGTCAGAGATAGTAATAGTTGGCAACTGTGCTCTGCCAACAAACGTGCGGGGTTGGTAAGTAATGTCATATCTACCTGAGACCGCATTAAATGTAAGCGTAAAGATGTAGTCTTCTGTAGTGTGGACACCGACACCACCGGTCACGGGAACCAAGACCCCGTCGCAGTAAAAGAGGATAGTTCCCAGGTCCAGTACCGGTGCCGGCGGCCCACTTTGAGGGTGCGTGTTTACCCCGACCCACGCACTTTGGTAATAGATGGCTGCGGCTCGAGTGTTAGGGTCGAGGTTAACAAAATCCCACCACATTTCTCCTTGCAGGGGGGAACCAAATAATGCTGACTGAGCAATGTACTTCAGGAGAGAGTCGGGATAGACCTCCCACGTTGTGTTCGTGTAGTACTTCATTAGAAGTACATCATAGTTTCCGCTGATTGTAATGGGCAGGTTGTTGACCTTGTAGGTAGGTCCCACAGGCCCAAGACCGGCCGAATTATACACGATAACCGGCACTTTAAAGGGAAGCAGCTCGGCGTCTTGTTGAAAATCAGGGACATCCGCATACCCGAACTGATCTGGAGTCCAATAAGGACTCGAAGAGTCCCGATGAAGAATGAGACTTGCCGGTGCGGCCAGGGTTCCCTGGACTCCCACCACGTTGTCAGCAATAGCTAAACCCGTAATGTCATCAATCCGAACAATAGTCCCTACGGACAAAGCCCCTGAGTTCGCCCGGAATGTCGCAACATCGGGATAAACCACCTGGGGGGCGGGAGTCTGACGAGGTTCCTGCCGATAGTCAATCTCCACCCAACCCTCACAACCATCCTCACTCGGAAACCAGACTGAGAGAGCCCCCGTGTCATCATTCCACCAGAGGTCGCCCACCGTAGCGTTGCCAGGAGCTAACTCTGAGATGGTCGTCCTTTGGTAATATATGTAATTAACAATGTCGTTAAAGTTTAAAGAAGTTTGAACATCGGGCAGATAAACAGAGTCCCTTTCACTGAACCCGTGAATGCTCAAGGCGTCAAACACAAAGTTGAACGGTAAATCGCCGCCTTTGTTCCCCCATACTCCACGAAAATTGTCGAGGACACGGATAGATCCCCAGTCCGACGGATCAGCCCAAGGTTGAATGAGAATCTCCAACGAGTAGTTGCTTGCTTGAGAGGCGTTGCTATTGCCCCAAGCAAGATAGGCAGTGATGCCGGAGGTGTTTACAAAAGTCTCAGGGATCTGAAAATACCAAAGCAGCCTCTCTGCGTCGTAGGCGGGAGTAACCTCGGGGACTAGGGAATTGGTAAGGGACAGGTAAATTGGTTGATTAAAATAATAAACCGCACCCGCAAAAAGAATGGGGAATTTTACCGGAAACTTTCTTGAAGTGTCGTAAGACGGGTAGAGAACCAGGGTATTGCCATCGTTTCCGCAGACAAAAGACGCATCGCCCGAAACACCAATTTCCGCACGCTCGAAAGGAGCGGGACGGTATGTGGGAATGTCGGCCCTTAGGGGCTCATTTGCTGCGATGAGATCAAAAAACTCCTGCGTAAGTTCTCCAATAGAGATCACATACTTATCACCCTCAACATCTACGGACTGCAACTGATAGACATTATCCCCCAGTAAAATTCTGGCAACCTGCGTCTGCCGACCAGGTGCTAAAAACTGCAGTCTGTCAACAACGATTTTATTATCCCAATTTCTAATCTCGTAAATTTTAGGAATAACATAGCTGTTGTAGACTCCGAATGTTCCACTCAGAAGTTGTCTCTTTTGATCAACAGTGGACGGCAAGTTTCCCCAATAATTGGGACCATTCCACCCTAGCATCTGGGCAAGGAAATCCAGCTGCTCGTTTACCCGGGCTTCGGTTTCTGCCACTTCTGTGGCCTGACTTGGGGTGAGGTAAGGGTTAGTGTAATTCCGAAGTTCAAACTCCGAGACGTTAAAGACAGGATTCTGTTGAGTCATATTAAACCTCCACTGTGATTTGATCGGTATAAAGTTTTGAGTATTCTTGTTTCATGCACGAAAAAGGAGCCATCCACAACGAGTCGTAATCAGATACTTGCTCGTAGAGGTTGATCAAATCTTCATCAAAAGGTGTAGTCAACCAATTAGCCACTGGGACGAAATCTCTGTGGATTATGCTCCGTGTGTCCTGTACACGGGTCACCGTGTAATTACTGTCAATGTCAACTTCGGCTAGTGTGCAGTAAACCGCAGGGATCTCTTCACCTGCGCTGTTTGTGGCAGTTGCAGGTAGTGTTCCTGCGGGATACATCACTAGCGCCGCACGAGGAGACAACGCTGCTTGAGACTCCAGTAAGGTAACTGCCCCGGAGACTGTAATTGATTGCACTGAAACTGTGGTGGACGAGAAGGTAACATTCCACCCTGTTTGCAAATTGGGTTCCTCGATCTCAAACTTGAAGAATTGCCCAGTCGAATCGGAAGAGACCGAGATAGTAGAAACGGGAGTTAACACGTTGCCGTTCACATAGGACAGCGTAGCAGTCCCGGAATAAACGGCTCCCGCTGGACACCGTAAGACAAGGGTCTTATAGGACTGGGTCAACTCACTCTCCCACTGGATAAAAGCAGTGGCAGGTTGGGCATAAGGTGCAAAGTAAGTGTCCTCATTAGTCCAGAAGTTGCTTGAAGTGTTCAGAAAAGCGTTAACAGCTGGGTAGCGCCAACCTGTTACCGTGTCTGTGCTTGCGGTAATGTCCAGGGGCAACCCGGTTAAGGCAAAATCCGAAACCTCGTACAAATGGGCAATAGGGGAGTCATCGTAAATGAGTTGATAGGCAACATCATATCTGCCGCTCAAAACATCCAGGACCTCCATGTTAACGATTGTAGGTAGAACCTGAACCTTGCCATACTTCCAAACTATGGCTCCCGACTTAATAAGAAGATCCTTCCCAGTATCAGATGTAACCACCTCCGCAGAAAAAGGCCCATTAATGCTAAACCCGTAGGGCACATAGACGTATCCGACTTCTTCAATGCTTTTGCCAACGAAGGTGTTTCCAACAATGTTGGATTCACTTACAATGTTGAAGAAATCAACTTGATATGTCTCTGCAGTTGCCGGCAAACGACGATAAATGGGTCTCCCTGCCGGAACCCATTCTGTAGGCCTGCTCTGAAGACCCTTCGCTTCAATGTACTGCGAGGAGAGGACGTTCAACCTTGAGGAAGCAGTCGTAGTTTGAACCTGTGGGATTACGCCACCATTGATAGGGGTTAGTTGCTGACTCATAACTTCAACGTGCCCTCACCGTAGTTGGGAGGAGAGTAAGGGTAAGGTGTCCCGGAATACCAAGAGAGCTGAGGAACTTCAGCAAGAGTTGATGTGTTTTCCCAGACAAACACGACTTGCTCCTGCGAGTTAGCAAAGCGACCTTTATTTTTCGGAATAAGAGTGATTTGGGCGATGCCGAGTTTAATCGCCGAGATGTCCCTTCCGAGCTGAGACAAGATGGACTCCTCACACGAGTACTTATCGACATAACGCAGTAAATTCCCTTCGTACTCTTCATTGCGGGTGGTGTTTGCCACTGTGGTGTTTGTCCAATTGACTACGGTAGCATCGGGTGTGAACGCAAGCATTGTGCGGTAAAGATTGCGCCCGTCCTCGGAGATAACAGTGTCCTCTGAGTATTCCACATAGGCAGGGTTGAAATAGGGCACGTAATCGATGCTTTCGAACTGCGAAGGTAAATAGCGAGCAGTTTCTACAAAGATCCCGTTCTCAAGGTAGATGTAAAACTCAAACAGGGGGTGAACGTTTGTGGTTGCGGTGTACGAAATAACCTGAGAACCTTGACGGAAGAAAGTTCGGTCACCCTTGAAGAATCGGAACATTCGGGTGGTTGGTTTTAGTGTCCGATTAGTGGCAGAAAGTGCGTCGAAAAAAGCAATGGCCTGAGGAGTATCCGTGTATAGTGGGAAAATAAGACCTTGGTTTATAAGTTCTTGTGGGTTGGTGCTACCTGGTGTAAAGTACTTGGCTGCTACGAAGTAATCTACATATGGCACTCTAAGGGGGACGCACTCATTGTCAACGGCCACGCAGATTGTTTCTTCCCGGTCGTATCGGTATTCCAGGTAAGTCCCTGCAGGGAAACGAGGCTTGTACTTGTAGATAGGTAATCCGCCGTCAGCGTTTTGAACGACAATTTCCTTGACAATGTCTTGCTCAACAAGCTCATCAAAATAGGTGCTAGTAGTTTGACCGTCTGGGTCATATGTGAATGCTTGCTGAACGTAGGCATATTTATTTACTACGCCGAGACGAACATCCACGTAATTGTAGTAAGGGTCGGCTACAGGGTTGGGGCCAGACCCAATTTGCGGAGTATAAACCCAGTCCCCTACTGAGTAGGAGGTGCCTGCCTCCAGAGTCTTAGGCGTAATTGGAGCCCCTAGCAAAGACTGTGCTGTTGCTCCCGTAATGTCGTTGGTTGAAGCCTCGAGAGTGAAATTTTTATTCACCACCCAGACAAAAGACCCTGGACGTTTAGAAAGCACAACTGTACCGGGTGGCACAAATTGACCGTTGGCATCCACATTGTTCGTAATCGGGAGGTAATAGTCGTACTGTATAATCTCCGGATTATACGTTGTTCCCACCGTGGCAATATAGTTGGTCCCCACCGTGGCCGAAGAGTAGGGGGAGTAATTTTTAAGTCCTGAAATTTTTCCCTGGGAGATTAAGTTTGCGACCTCCGTCGCACTCCCGATAGTCAAGTTTTCAAGGATTACGTGTAGCTCTCCATCCCCGCCGGGTGAGGAGGGATCCCAATAACACACTTGACCCTTAAGGTAAGTGCCGGGGGCAAGGATCTGAATTTGCTGAAGAACCAGATTACCATAAATAGTTTGATCAGGTTTGGCAATCGAGTATGGTGTAAATCCGGAAATAACCGGATAATAGACTGGTACGGGCAGGGTTGTTTCTACAAGATCAAACGGGTTGAGCAGAAAACCAGTTGGCTCAAAAGTGTAGACACTGGTGTAGGTAGCAGCAGCAGGGTCGAGGAGTGGGGGAGTGTTGTAGGCGGCACTAACTTCGATGTGGGGATCGATGAACCGTGTGGAGGCATCAAAAGTTGAGTAAAAAGCGGCGTCTACATCACTTACCGTGGGGTCCACAGTTGATGGGAACACGTTGCCCGGGCGTAGAATCTCAAAGAGGCGGTCCCGGAAGTTCAAGGAGCTGTCTTTAAGACTTCCGCCGAAAGTTCCATTTGCATCCACTTCAACCGTTAAGTTATACTGAACTTGGCTAAGAGTGATTGGGTATAGGTGCCCCTGATTTTCTACGGGAACAGAGTAGTTAACAACGTTTTGCCCACGTTCGAGTTGACTTTTGTTGAGTTCAACGCCATCCGGCCCCAGCACAAAGAATGACACCTGACCATTAGGTTTCAGGTAATCAGTCACATAGTTGTAAGTGCCTTGGTTGGGACGATTAGGTTGCACCGAAGTTTGCGTGCCAACACCGTAGAAATCCGTGAAGAAATCCTGCCAGTCCTCTGCGCTGACTGGATTCCGGCGGCGAATCAAGGTAAAGAAGCGTTCTTGAACTTCCTGGTAAGTCTCAACATCGCTACCGCCCGAAGCGGGCTGAACGTTTGTTGCCGTCAGACCATTGACGTTGATAGCCGAGGTACCAGTAATCGAGTTGGCGGGGGAGTTATAAACCGCGCCCACATACTGCGAGGCCACAGTAGTGTAAGCCACGCTTTCACCGGCAGGGATAGAGACCTCGGCGTCAGTGATAAACGTAAAGCTCTCTCCACCGGTCAAGTTGGCGTTGGTGGTAAACGCCGTGCCAGCAGGAATGGTTGTGACCGTGTTTGAGGGGGGGACAGTAAGAGTTAGGCGAGCAACTGCGGGAGTCCCCAGACGCCGCATGGCGCCAAGGAAGGGACCCAACCACTCGATTAGAATGGACTGGGGTAACTGATTGGCCCAAAACAGGAACTCACCTTGAGCAAATGCCTGTCCCTCAAGCAAAGCGGCAAGGGGATTACCAGCGGAGAAGTCATTGAGCGTTTGCCCAGACGCTTGATACACACGCTGCGACGCTGCCTGGACTAACTCTGCCTCGTTGCGGGGGTCGATGCTTACTGATGGTAATGGTGCGTATCTCGCCACGTAGAAACCTCCTTACAGCGGGCAGATGGTGTCAGAATTACCAGCTCCGACGCTGTAGTTCTGGCAAGCGGGGTTAGATGCAGAATAGTAAACGCCGTTATCAACCTCTAAAGTCTCAAACAGATCCGTCACCCACTGCTCCAGGATGTCCTTGGTGATGATGTCAGCACCATCAAGAGAGGCGAATTTAATGGGCACTGTCGGGGTGGGGGCCCCGCCGGCATAGTTATATTTGTCGTTCGTTGTGTAACTCTTTGGGGCATTCTCCCGGATGTTTGCCGGGTTGCCCGCTTGTAGGGGGTCATACCCGAAATTCCACATTCCACTAACAACTTTATCGCCACTGATGGGAGCTCCACTGAGCAATAGCCCGTTGTTATCGAGTTCAGGTTGATCGGTGGTTAGCGTTACATACGCAGCATCCAGACCGTTCGGACCGGTGCGAACGAGCGAGTTGAGGCCGAGCGGGGCGTAGTGCCAGTCTAAATCTTGACCGTCGAAATAGATTTGCTGGGCGCCGTTGAGCCACTGGCTTGTGACGATGACTCCACTTGAAAATGTCGTTTTTGCCATACGACTGATAACTATCCCACGTTATGATGGTTTTACCCTACCTACAAAAAGACCCCCGCCGAAGCGAGGGTTGTAGGAGTTAGGCAGAGACCTATCAGGTTCTCTCAAAGTAGTTGACTGTAAACTCACACTCGATCGTCTGCACATCGCCGCTTTCGCGATCTACGTCAGCAGTCGTGATGCTCACAAACTGACACTCGTAGCAAATGTACTGACCACCGGCAGGGGCAGAGCCTTCACCGGAACAGTCACGGGGGGTAACTGTGATGGTGATGGGATTACAGTTGTAATCCAGCCAAAACTGTTCGAGGGTTTTAAAGATTGTTGGATCGTAGGGGGCAGTCAGAGTTACATTGTCTGCTGTCCGAGGTCCAACAACGTGGAACAGGCGGTTACCTGTGCCATTAGCGTAGGTGCTGCTATCTGAGGAATCATTGATTCCGCTAAACTGAGTGAACACCGCTGTAAAAGTCGGTCCACCGATCGCAGTGAAGCTTACTTCATACTGCGCCTTAGTCAATGGGCGAAGAATAGCCATGATAACACCTCCTTAGTGTCCTAAATCAGGACAGAATGTCGGTGATCATTGCGCCAGAACCGATAACACCAGTAGCACCCAGACCCACAAGGTTAACCACACGCTCAACGGTGATTTCAGCGCGAACAACACGACGCTCACGGATGTAGTACTCAGGGCGAACGGCGGGGGTGCCGGTCAGCTGGTAGGTGTAAGCGAAAGCGGGGGTAGCAGCATTAGCGCCACCAGCAGGCATAACGGAGTCAGAAGGACCGTTGGGGCTGTAGAACAGCAGGATTCCGTTCTCAGGGAACACGGGCTGCAGGCTACCGTCGGTGGCCAGATAACGACCCTCAGCCACGCGCAGACCGCGCTCGAGACCGAAGTAGCGAGCCAGCATATCGGTGTCGATGCTGTCGGCAGTGGTATACTTGATACGCTCAAGGATCGCCTGGTTGGTCAGCAGTTGGTCGAACACGGCGGTTCCAACAACCATTGAGTTGGGGCGGATACCGATCTGGTTGGCGACCGAGCGCTTCAGAGTCAGAACGTCTTCGATCGGGTTCGAGGTCAGCGAAGACCAAGCCGAAGGACCGGAGGCGGTGCCGTAGGCAGTGTTAAAGGTAGTCCAGCTGGTGAAGCCCAGACCGTCTTGGTTACCAGCGCCAGTGTTGGGCTCGTAGGGGTTGTAAGTACCGGTTACGGTGACAGCCTGAGAAACGGTGTACTCATAGGCGTTCATCAGGCGGGACATGGCGTTGCGAGTTTCAATCGCACGCAGGTCAACCTGAGCGGGGCCTTCGCCGGCGTTCTCAATGACTTCTTCCGGCAGTTCCCAGGCAACCACTTCTTGCTCAAGAGCATAAGGCTCCGAGTCATAACGTGACTGGACGTAGGGAATGTTGGTGCCGTATGCACGACGGAAGTCGTTGATGGCGAACTGCTCTTTGCCGAAGCGCAGAATGCGGCCAGCACGAGTCGGGGTGTCAACAACGGGGGCAATAAAGTTGGCGATATTGGTCGCCGGCAACATGAAACCTTGAGCCAGTGTAGTCAGAATCGGATCTACACCAGCATAGGTTTGCTGGAGGTTCATCATGGGAGGGAGTCTCCGAAATTAAATTTTGTCTTCAAATGGTTGCAACCAGGGCTGGGACTTACACCGAAGATGCCCAGCCAGAGGTTAATTATCAGGCGAAGCTGACGAGCACGAGGCGACGACCACCGATGGTCACGTTCTCGCGGATCAGGGGCTGAGTGCCATCCAGGCTCACAGGGGTGCCAGCCGCAGTGGCTTGACCCAGTCCGTTAACCTGCAGTTGGCTGTTCAGGCCGATGGCGGCCGAAGCGGGATCCACTTCAACCAGCAGAAGACCGGAAGTAGCCACGGTCAGCTGGCGGGCGGTGTAGGGTTGAGCCAGGGCGGTAGGCATATAGGCCTGGTTGATACCGCAGATGTTCGTAGGCTGAACGGTGAAGTATACGCCGGGAGCGGCATAGTTAGGGCCAGCCCAAGTGGCATAGCTCACAGCACGAAGTTCGCCAACTTCAACGACACCGATGGTGCCTGCTTGATCGTTGGTAGGGGCTTCCCAGGTTTCTGCGTAGCGGATGTACTGTTTTCCGTAAACGGGAGCAGCGTTTGTAGCCATGTCTTTGTCCTCAGATAGTAAGACTTCAATGTGTTTGTTTGCTCTAGGACTTGTTTATCACCTAGTTGCAGTAACCAGTTTTACCCTTAGCGGTATTCGATGTAACAACGGCAGCGGTCATAACAACGGCAACCTTTGCCAGGCATAGGCAGCTCGCCAATAGGTGCCCAACCTTGTTCACCGTAGTTTTTACAGTCTACGCACACTTTTTTATCTTGTTTAGCCACTCTCCGCATGTCCTTATAGCCCATATCTTGGGCCACCATGTACTCACCGAGGTTGTAAAACGAGAAAGTTGGAGTTGCTAAGTAACGAGAAACTCGTTCCGCAAGGGAAGGCCAGGTTCGGCCTTGTGCTCTCTGCTGTGTGGCTTCCTGGATTCCTTCCTCTTCGGGATTGATTCCTTCGAGTGCATCAGCATCAAGATCGATTGCTCCGGGAACCGCACCGAGCAGATTGTAGTCAGCGAAGTCTACCGTCTGATCCCCTAGGCGCAACACACCAGAGTCAATGTATTCTTTAGTCTCTGCTAAAAACTTTGTAAGAGGCGGAAGCATGTCACCAATAATGATCGGCCAACACTTTTCCAACTTCTGATCCGATTGTTTGTCTTTTAAGCCGAGGATGCAGGCGGCAAGTGCGGAGGTGAGAGTTTTGTCGAGCATTGTTCGCTCATACTCTTCCCACCTCATTAACTTGTCCCTTAATCCTTTCACCAAGCCCAGAGACTCTGCCTTCATCCGTTCTTCCAGATTCGGCTGCTCTTTGTATTTTCGAGCGAGAGTTTGGGCTTGAGAGAAGTAATCAGACCTTCTCTTTGTGGCCATAGAAACCAGGCTAAGAAGGTCCATCACTCACCTCACGAAAACATCGTCTTCTTCAGGGCTTCGACGTAATCCATCTTGCCTTCGGACTCTTCCACCATGCGGAGCGCCTTGGCATGAGGGTCAAGGTCAGATTCCTCAGCGTACTGGAAAGTACCACCAGCAACTTCACCGAAAGAAACCATCGGGGGCAGCTTGCTCAGCAGGCTCAGGAGCTTGGTGGCGGCAGTTTCGCCCTCAGAGAACTCCAGAGTGCCGAACTCAAGACCCTCGCAGTAGCTGATCAGCTCTTGCTCAGGCATGATGCCGTCAGTCAGACGACCTTCGGTGTACATATGACCGATAGCTTCGGCCATTTGCATCTTACGGAAGTTCATCTTCTCCATACGATTGCGGTTCTCCAGCTCAGCGTATTTCTGCTTGAGGGACATCAGTTCCTCGTACATTTGCTGAGTGCCCATGGGGCGAGCTTGGCTCATAGAGCCCATGCCACCATATTCCATGCCGCAATGGTCAACGGACAGCTCGTTGTATTCCTCTTCACCCTCATCAACACCATCGTCGCCTTCACCTTCTTCATAGGTGGAGCCGAAACCGGTCTTGGTGTAAGGGTCTTTCTTCTCGCCGTGCTCCTCGGCGTAGACACCACCGGACTTCTTGCTGACTTCAGCAGGATCCTTAATGGTGTCCATAGCCCCAGGGGTCAGTTGCTTAGCCTTGGACTTCTTGCCATCGCCGATGTTTTCGCGGAGGGATTCCAGAGAAGCTTCCTTGAACACGCCTGAGGGGCCTGTTACTTGGTTCTCCTCGTCGACGCTGTCCATAGCGCCAGGAGTCAGTTGCTTGGATTTGGCCTTGGGCTCACCTTTATAAGATTCAGCGTAGGCACCGTCGGGGCCAACGATTTGTCCAGGCTCATCGGTGGTGTCCATAGCGCCGGGAGTCAGTTGCTTGGACTTGGACTTGGTGCCATCGCCGATTTCCTTACGCAGACCTTCCAGATCTTCGTAATCGTTGTCGTCGTCCGTCTCGTACTCAGCGTGCTCAACGGTTTTGCTAGCGGTCATACCCTTGCGAGCGGTTGTTACACCGTCTTCGCCGGTCATTTCGTCAGCTTGAGGCTCGGCATACAGCAGGTCGTGAGACTTGACGGACTTGGCACGAGCGTCGGAAGATTTCTGACGCAGAACACGCATGTTCTTATCGCTCATGACGTTGGTTGTCTGAACGGCGAAGACTTCGTCGTCAGGCATCTCTTCCGATTCGGTGGGCATCTTCGTTTCGGTCTCGTCACGACCGTAGGGATCGGTTCCCTTGGAAGTCTTAGGAGCGTTTACTCCGTAGCTCTTTGCGTCCACGTCGTACTGATCCATGTTGTTGACACGTTCGTAGTTGTCAGCTTGACCAGCCCAGCGCTCTTCGCCATCGGAAGCCATTTCCGACTCTTTGGCGGTGCGCATGCGGTCTTCATCTTGCTCACCGTTCTCGGCGGTGTGCATACGATCAGTGTCCTGCTCGCTGCTCTTGGCGGTCTTGAAGCGGCCAGTTTTGGAGTCAGCACCAGCCTTACCGGTCTTCATGCGATCAACGTAACCGTTGTCAGCAGAACGAGCGGTTTCGTAACGGCCGTTTTCATCTTCGGCATGATCGGCGGAATCGCCTTCATCTTCAGAGTGCTTGGCATCCATTTCGGCGCCTTTGCCTTTTTTCTTCTCGATTTGCTTTTTGAAAGCCTCGGGAAGTTCGCCGTGAGCTTCGTCATAGACGTTTTCTACGACTTGCATAACTTGGCCGTGGGCACCTTTGACGTGCTTCCGGCTGATTTTTCCTTGGTCCATAAATTCCTCTTCCGGAAATTGATCTTCGAGGTCAGCCGTCTGCTGAGTGATTTCAGTTCCTTCGCGACCCACGTTTTTGCTGGTTTCTTTGAATTGTGGAGCATCTGGATTAGACATCTGAGCCGTCTCCGGTTGTTGTGTAACCGATGAAGACGCAGCCTCTTCCAGTTGCTCGGTGGGTTGTGTTTGTTGGTTACTTTGCAGTTCCTTCACCGCACTCGACACATCCTGACGGACTTCATCGAGTTTCTCCCGAAGCATTTCGAGAGGACTCTTCTCGACGATCAACGTCGGCCCGAGTTCGTCATCGAAAATGTCCGAGGGAGCGAGAGCTACGGCAAAGTCATAGACTCCCTCCGCCTCCGAAAAGGAGAAGGGTTCTAATCCTTTCACTGCCGGAGGGGATGCCCCCAGCAATGCAAGGTGGCGAGCACTCCACTTTCCTTTATGGGGATTGATAGCAGAATCAGGTGAGTAGAAAGAGATTGATACCTTGCGGTAATGACCATCCTTCACCAGATCCTTTGCTGTGTCGGTAAAGGCCACATCGGCGTACAGATTGCCCCCCTGCTTGGCGAATCCTTTGATCCAACCATAGGCGGGAAGGCTATCATTGTCACCGGCATGGCCGATTACCAGGGGTGCTTCGTGGGTAGATGGATCATATGTTTCCACTACCTGCTGCAAGTCCTTGTCAGAGAAGTTTCTCTGAACACCTTGAGCAGAAGTCTGATCACCTGCCTTGAAAACGTGAATCCTTTTTGTAAACACCGTGTTTATTAGTGACCCATTGTTCAGTTTTTACCCTACTTGCTATCCATCTCTACTGCCTCGTCTTCGGAGATTTTTTGGTTACCGAATGGTTTTTGAGGCTCTTCATCTGTGCCCAGGGATTCCAATAATTGTTCAATCTCCTCGTCACTCATCCACTGGCTATTCCCAAGTTCCTCCTCGGGGCTAGGTTGCCCAATGGCGTCAGACTGAGACTCTTCTGGAGTAGCCCCAGAAGGAGTTTCCATAACGTCGGAAGCGGCCTGCAGGTCTTGAGCAGCAGCTTGTTCTTGACCTGCGGAAGGTTGACCCTCGGCTCCCCCTCCAAAAATGTTTCCAAATAAATTTTGATCTTCTTCCGGGTCATACTGCGTGGCCTCCCCCTCTTCCTCTCCCCCCGCTTTCTTTTCTTCAAGTTCAACACGGAAGTGACGCTCAATCCACTCTTTGCGTGGGGTGTAACCAGACTGAATAAGAAGGGAAACATCCGGCATAGTGAGGGGCGATTCCTCAATGCGAAACTCACGGGTGAGGACGGGGGCGGCAACATCGACACCAAAGTTCAGGTCAACAATCCAGCGAACTAGAGTTTGCGTCAGAGTTTGTGATAGCATCTCTGAGATTTCGCTCGCACGAACAACCCGGATAGTGTTAGCCACTTGGGAGGAGGCACGAGATCCTGCTTCTGCTTGTCCCGCTTCGTCCTCTCCGCAAATGACGAGGGAAATTTCTTTGTCGATGTAGTCGATAAGATTCTTAAAAACTTCGGGAGACCCTGAAGGAACAACGAACTCCAGCTCGTAGCCCTCCGGCAGGATCATTGCAGTTTCTTGAGATAGGTTGGAAAGATGGCCATAGAGCGTATCCAACTCTCGAGTGCTCGCTGAGAGCGGGGCTTTTGCAACAGCTGTCGGCGTCGCGTAACGGTCGCCGTAGAGCACGTAAGACTCGATGGCACGGCGCCGAAACTTGACAAGAGGATAAAGAATACGGCCGAGAGCAGAGCCATATGGGTCGCCGTTATGCGAAACATAGTACCTCGACACAATGAACTTGCGCTGTGGCAGTTCCACGCCTTCAAACATACGGTTGAAGGTCAAGCAACGCATTGTGAAGCCGGTTTGGGCATCTTGTTCCTCTTGAAACACAAACCGTCGTTGATCACGCATGCGGACATCAAACGGGATTACCCCCCGCTTGGTCTTCTTCCACATTATCTCACCAACGGAGAATCCGGAAATGAGGGACTCGGCCATGCCGATGTAGATGTCGTCAAGGGGCATCTCCTCCAAGACTTCCGCCACAAAGTCCCGAACGGCGAGGTCACCGGGTTTGTCGGAGTATTGTTGGATATACCAGGGTCTGGAGGTTACTTCTTGCAGTAGTTTTCGGAAGCAGGATTGCACTTGCTCGTCGTATAGGAGCCGCTGATAGACAACAAGCGCACGGTTTCCGCCTTTTTGCAAAAGCAAATCATCGTTCGGACGCACGATAGAATTGCCCGTTCCCGTGAAAGGGGACGAACTTCCGAACATATACAATGCGCTAAGATTGTAAGGATCGGAAGTATATTTTGCTACTTCTCCAGACGGTACCGGGGCGGTCTTGAATCTTTGTGCCATTTACTTACTCCTTTTGAGACGACCACGGACCCAACCTTCGCCGGGGGAAGGAACCGAAAACTTTTGCTCTGAACCGTTGTTATACCAATGCCCTCTACCCTCACTCCACCCTTCGCCTGGAGATTCAAATGCCTTTACTAAGTCAACCCCGTTGTTGAACCACCTCATCCCGTAACACGGAGCGAGATCCCCAGATCTACCGTACATAGGGTTGTTCTCTCCGGCAAACTTGCCAGACTCGTGCCCTCTACCCCCAAGGACCCAGCCTTCGCCAGGACTCTCGGTTGCCAAGACGTAATTGCCTTCCCCGTCATTCCACCACCGCTTACCGTAGGCGGGATTAGTTTCTCCCGCACAATGAGCGGTTCGACGGGCAATAATTTCGGGGTCCCAAACTTTTCCGTGTAAATGATGATCAGGACCACCTTTACCGAGGGCAGACGGTGGCACCGCCGCTTTAGGGTTCAGGTTATAGCACCATACGGTCCCGTGGTAGAAGTCCAGGTAATACTGCTCTTCATCACGGATGTCTAACTCGTCATCTTCACTTACGATCCAGTAGAAGTTTTTAGGGTCTTTACGCAGCGAGTTTTGAAAAGGGTAGTCCTCGTTGGAGTTGAGGTGCCCTTTTTGCCTCTTTACGAAGTCAGCGGTGCTCCCCACATAAAACTTCTTGTTGGTTAGATTTATCGCGGCGTAGGTAATCACACGGCAACAGCGTTTATAACCTATTTTACCCTCAATTCGCCAGAGTAAAGTTGAGTGGAGGTTGGGGTTGCCCGTTGATCGAGTATTGAATAAAGACCCGATATAAGCCATCATCGCCCCCCGTCTGCCAGTCACCAGTGACCGACAGATCGCTCAACCCCTGCACATTTTGTAAAATACTATATTGGATCGCGGAGTTAATCTGGCCGGGATCTAAAATCTCAAGAACGTAGTCCCCAATCCCATACTCCGCTCTCATCACCCGCTCATAGTACCGGGTCTCCAGCACACTACGAATCTGTTGGGTAATTGTGGCGTAGTCCGTGCTGGTGCCAAGGTTTCCGTTAACGACCGTCAATGGATAAGTTAATCCCCGAACTACGGGGGATAGGACCGTGGGGTCACTCATCGGATGTACCTGCGTGAGATTTGAAACTCGAGAGCATTAACTCTCTTACGAACTTCTTCTTTATTGAGATCGCTTTCGATTACCCGGGGGATTTCCTTCCGCAGGACATCGAGCGTTAATGACTGATAGTATGCTGGATCCACGAGGGATGCCTCTTGTTTTTCTCCCGAGAGAAGGGAGAAGCAGAATGCTTCAAATGAAACACCCTGCTCCTCAGCTTGCCGTTCAAGGTGAAAAAAGAGATTTTCTGGGATGCGAAGGTTCAGGTCGCGATACATTGCTACTTCCACTTCCTCCCCCGTTGCCATTCCGGTCCAGGAGCGTCTTCCCTGAAGACAACCACTCCTTCTTGGTTAACGAATGCTTTTTTACCCAGTTTCGATGTTTTTATTTTTGACTTGGTTTCTTCAGAACATACAGATCCGACCCTGGGGTTCCTGCCTTCTTGCTCCTGTTTTTTCCTGTTGCTCCTCAGCGTTTTAGCAACACTTGGGAGTCTTCCTGCCATCCAACCTTCGCCAGGGCATTCTTGCGATAGGCACTCTTTGCCCAGGGTTGTGTTGTGCCAACGGCGATTTCCTTTACAGGGGTTGTATTTAATCTTGTTTTGACGATCTTTTTCACGGAGTTCAGGGTTTCGGACATACCCTGATGCACCATCTCCCCCATTAGTTTGGTTTCGAAGGATTCCAGTGCCAAGGTCTTTTCTACCTAATACGGCGATCATATAGATCTCATGCCGAAATGCCTCTTGTTCAGAAAGATTCTGTTTTAGGATAATAATCCGGGAAGGGTCTGCAGGAGGAGAAATGATTCTCCCCCCTGAGACTTGGAATCGTTTTCCACACCCCTTACCTATATAATAAGGAGTGCCGTCCTTCCGGAGATAAGCGTAGGTGTAATAGATCCCCATAAATAAGAGTATAGGGTTGTTTTCCTATGGTAAACTCTACTCTTACTGGTTGGATTGACCGAGACCTTGGATGTCTAACTCCTGCTGCATTTTTCCGATGGCAACACGAATAAGATCAATCTGGATTCTCTCAAGAGTTGGAACAGGTGTTACAAAAACTTTTGCGTTAACTATTCCATTCTCGATGTCCTCGGGCGGGTTGATGCGAGCATCGCAGATAACCTGGAAGGCATTGCTCGGGCGAGCACCGAACAGTGCGCCACGAACGTACAGCTGGTTCAGGACGCTGTTTCCAACCGAGATGATCTGGTTGAAGATAACGCCGAAACCATCGATCACGTTGAAGATCTGGCTGTCGAATGCGGTGCGCAGTGAGCCGTACACCACGTTAAGGATAACGCGGGTGTTGACAAACTGGTAGAGGCGCTGCTGAGCATCAGCTTCGTTGACCCGTGTGCGACCGCCCCAAATGAAGACGGCTGTTTGTGGGTAACCGGGCAGAGTGCGAACAGCGTTACAACCCTTGGGATTGAGCAGGTTCTGCTGAACGGAGTTGATGGGAATTTGAGTGCCCACAGCATCTGCCAGTTGGTACTTGACGCCAGCAGGGGGGAACTGGTAGCCTTCAGCGCGATAGCGACGGACGGCCACACCAGTCACATAGGGTGACGGGGGAATGAACTGTCCTGCACCGTTCTCGATGTAAGAACCGTAGTAGGCGATGAAACCGAAGGGGTTGAAGTAACGCTGAGAATCCTCAAGGAGACGATTCACATTATCAACACCGGACTCCACGAACTCAGCTTGAGGCACACCGTTGAAACCAACACCGCGCAGAGCAGTGTCAATGATTTCAGTGGATGTGATAGCATCGAAGCGCCACAGGGACTTGGGGACGCCTTCTTCGGGGCTGAAGGTTAGCTTGACTTGGCTACCATAGCAAGGCTGACCGTAAGCACTCAGGTCACCACCAGCGGTAGAGGCGGGAACCACGGTGAAGGTGTAGTTGGCACCGTCATAGGTCACGGCGATGCGGTCACCGATCACCACAGGGGTTGTGCCATTGGGGGCAAAACCGGCGGTGGTTACATCGAAGTGGCAACCAGCCAAGAAAGCCTGCTGAGCAACCAGCTGAGCGCCGGAGGAACCAGCGACAAGGCGAGCGGGAGCCAGAGCGGAACCGTAGCCAGCGGCAGGAAGGAGGAAAGATCCACCAGTGCTGACGATGCTAGCAACGTCCAGAGTTGCACCACCGTAGCCTGCGGGCAGGGTCAAGCCAGTGTCGGCGGTTGAGTAACCTTGGCCAGCGTTGTTGACTGTCGCAGCACTTACCACGCCAGCGGCGATGGTGACCGTCGCGGTAAGGCCAGATCCAGCACCACCTGTCACAGGGACATTGTTGTAAACGCCAGCGGCGAGAGTGGGAGCACCACCAGCAGACACGCTCAGGGTGGCAGCAGGTCCGATAGTGCCTGAGCCGGCGGTTCCATTATAGGTTCCGACGAGGATTGAATCGACGGCAGGAACGAAGTAGGACTCGGACTGGAAGAACTGCTCAACTTTAGGAACGCAGTAGGCGTTAGTGATGGCAGCAACAGGGGAAGGATCCGGAGCAACCAGGTTGAACTTGGGCAGCCAGCCACACAGGGTGCCGGAGCTCAGGTCTTCACCATAGGGGTTGATTTGGTCTTCGCCCAGAATAACAGGGTTGCTATTCAGGTAGATGGATGTGTTGGGGTTACCAACCACGGTAACACCGGTGGGAGCTACCGATGCGTCCAGGGCTTGACTCCAGATGGCATTTGTGTCGAAAGCATACTTCCGAGCACGAATCATCGGCAGGGTCAGCAGTTCAATCGGGTTCACAGTTGTGAGGCCACGACCGAGGACTTGTCCGTAGAAGACGGAAGGCAGGGTGCTGATTACACCGGCAGTGGGGATCGAGACGAAAGCGCTGGTGGTGTAGTTGGCCAGGGAGTTCGAGATCACAAAGGTGCTTGTGCTCAGAACCTTCACCCAGTAAGGACGGCTCACCAGTTTAGTAGTGGCGCTTACAAGGTTGGTTGTGCTGCCGGAGGCAGTTACAGTGACAGGCTGAGTGAAGAAGATCCGCTGACCGCTACGCAGACCGTGGCCTACAACGGTGAACAGAGCGCTCCCGTCGGCCACATTAGGCACGCTCAGAGAAGAAGCGATTTGAGCGGAAGGGTTGAGCAGAGTCCGGCTCACCCAGTTCAGGATATATTCAGCAGTAGGGTTCTGCAGAGTTCCAGGCAGGTGCAGAGTGTTTACACCGGCGTTGGATCCTGAAGTGTTCTCAATCAGGTCAGAAGTTTGACCGTTGATGTCTACGGGGAGATCCCACTTAGCGTCAGCATAAGCAATCTGAGCGGTGTCACCGGTGGGAGCCAGCATGTACACCGCACCGTTGAGGGGGGCGGTCACGTTGACAGCACCACCAGCCAGAACTACCTGGTTGTAGATGTTAGAGGCATCGACAGGGTTGGTAGCAAGCAGAATACGGTTCAGCGAGTATTCCGAGTCATTAGTGGTGTCGTAAGGAGCGGCGATCACATACACTTCGCCATTCAGGTCCACCGGAGTTACGGCGTCAGGGAATACGCGAGCGTTAGTGAAGTCGTTGCCTACGCCTGCACCGCTGAGGGTTACTTGCTGAATGGGCAGAGTAACAGGCCACCAGTTGGTGCTGCTCAGTTCGAAGACACCGTCTACTGCCGTGGGCACAGCATTGATGGTGTAAACACCAGAGTCAAGGAGGCCGACTTGAATGCCGTCGGCCACAAGGTTGGCTGACTCGTTTACAGCGGTCTCAGGTGACTCACCGAACACGATTGTCTGGTTGGTCAGTTTGGGATAGGTGACGTCGTTACCGATCCACTTGTAGATGGCGTTGTCTACCAGATACTCTTTACCTTCTTCAAGGTTAGCGGCGGCCTGGTGGGGCACAAACTCGCTGTACTCGTTGACGTCAGTAACCAGGAACGGTCCGGGATCAGCCAGGGCCATCCACTTATAGCTGTTGCTGGCACAATGTGCAGCAGCGGCAGCACCCACAAGAGCACGACCGGCGGCGCCAAACTGGGCGTAAGCGGTCGGGGTGATCAGGTAACCCTGGTCTTGCTGACCGTCAAAGGCAGTTGTGATGCACTGAGTGTAGTCCTGGGGAACGCGCACCAGGTTCACTGCTCCGCCTACAAGGTTATCCACATTGTAAGCGTTCTGCATGAACACGAAGTTGCTACCAACTGGCAGAACTTCGGTTACCACTTCCACGTTTCCGCCGAATGTGGTGGCAGCAATGGTCACATAGCTGTTTTCAGAGTTGCTGGAAGGGTCCAGATCGTTTACCAAGCCGGCGGAACGAACATAAACCGAGCTGCTGATGGCAGGGTTGGTCTCGATGGCCTCTTTTACGGCTTCTGCGATAGCGGCAGAGATGCGGCGGTTGTTGGCTTCGTCGCCAGCAACATAGGTCACAGGGATGACTACGGGCACGCCCAGCCACTCTCCATTGGAGGTGTAACCGGTGGATCCGTCGCCAGACACCAGTTTCTGGCCATTCAGGATCATTTGGACATACACCTTGTTACCAGCCATCAGGGCGGATGGGAGGTCGGTGCTGTTAATCTTGGTGGCGGAGGGGAAGAATTCGATCTCAACGATCTGGTTGGGGGTGCCTACGCGAACAACACGCAGGTCGCCAATTTGAGCGTTCTGGAAGAACTCGTTTACACAGTTGTAGCTCAGGAGCGGAATGCGCCCTTCGGGAACTGTGGAGGTTCCGATACGGATCAGTTCCTTGTAATCATTCAAGGAAGTGATGGCAGTCGGGGAGTTGAATGGGAACCGAGTTACGGGGACTCCTTCATCGGTCTCCACGAGCATGTAAACGGTGCTAAAATCAGCCAGATCGGCGTTAGCAGCACGGCCTGCTTGCTCATTGATGTAAACACCGGGAGCTCCAGGGGTTACCCCGCTAGTCCCGAGGGAGAAAGTTGCCATTTTATTACAGGAAGAGCCCTACTTTTCAATCTCGCTACCGGTAAGGGCGGTCACCGTTTAGTCTCCGCAGAGACGAGATCTACTACAGTGGTTTTACCCGTTTTGCTGCCCTGTAATGGCCTGAGTGCTGTCGAATGTGATCCCGTTTATTTCCTCTCTATCAATTACGCCCTGTAATGTGTAGCGGTCGAGGGCGATTCTATAAGATTCTTCGGTGTCGTAAGGAAAAATGCTAGCCTGCTGCTGACCTGTTGGCAAGCCAAACACAAAGGAACCCTGGGAGAGTCCCCCAGGGGTTCCGGCGGTGTTGGCGGATGCTTGCACACGAATTTGAGCCCCCAACGGGGGTAATTCCGTCACTTTCCACTGAGGATTTTGCTCTAGAACCTCTCTGTAGTCTAAAGAGTTGGTAAAGTAGAGGTAACCAAGTTTACGAAAAGTAAACTGTGGTTGAAAAGGGACGGAAATTGTCATTAGACACTCTTGTTAGCACGGGCCATGAGGCGGGCACCAATGGATGTGCCCCGGTTCAGGTCGAATCCTTTCTCCTTGGCAACCTCACCGGCGGCTTTCTCAAGGGCGGCGGGATTGGTGGGAACAAAGACGTCTTCCGATGTGGATTTTTTGGCGAGCTTCTCTCGCACATCCGTTTGGATTTTCACAGCGGGGGCAGCTTCAGCTGGTGCAGTGGGTTCAACGGACTCTGTCTGAGTCTCCATCTGGGCCGGTTCCGAGTTTTTCTCGCCCGGAGTAAGCACAGGGGATTCAATCTTTGCGGATTCGGGCGTAACCTGGAGATCCGAAACGGCTGGTTCCGCTTTGGTGGTGCGAGTGGAGGTGCGGCGTGTCATTGGCGTTTGAGTGAATTGCTGTAGGGTTTACGAATTAGCAGTTATCTTTTTCTGGAGAGTATGTTGCGCCAGGAGATGGGAACGATTTGCTTAAGGGAGATGTCGGGAACCCCCATCCACGGTCGAGCTGCCATTTTACTGGTGCCGAACTGGTTGTAGGCGCCGTAGTGGGTGGATTTGACCATGAATCTATTGCCCCGGGTGAAGATGTAGGCAACATCTTGCATCAATCCCGTTTGACGCAGAATAGGCTGCCCGGGGAAGTTTTTCTGTTTCCACGAGGCATACCGAGGAGTCAACCGTTGCCAGGGGCGCTGGTAGGTAGGGTCAACCTGGCTTTTCCAGAATTGGGGATGGTCGTCGAGAAGGACCGGCACCCATTCCTCCTTGGTGGGTTTCCACCAATTGAGGTTCATGGGCGTGAGGCCATTGCCTTGGACTCGGATCCTAATCATTTTTTCTTCCTGGCATTTTTCTTCATCTCCTTCTCCTGGTCCTCGGCGTGTTTCTTAACGATGTCAATCATGAGGTTGATTTTACTCATGGGTTGAGTTTCAAGCCACTCAATGGAGTCGTCCCACCTTTGCTTACAGAGATGATAGGCAATCTCTAACCAGTTTTCCAGGGTCAAGATTGTCTTATCTAACAAAGTCTCAATGGCCCATTTTATGGCCTGGCGAGTCTGGGACGAGCTGGCCTCGTCTAAAACACTTTTGTCAACCAGGAGCCGTTCGACGAGCTCTAGTTGGCTGCGTTCGGCCTGGCGAAGAACTTGAGCGAGGTAGAAGTCCTTGGGTGTAACCTCCCTGAAGTGGAAGGTAGGACCATTAGGGGTAGTTACCAGATAAGTAAAATCCTCTTGGTCCTCAACTATTAGTTTGGGTCTTCGTCATCAGTGCCGTTGGCCTTGGCGACAAGGTCGCTGAGTTTGCGGAAGTCTTTCACACCGAGGTCAAGGATCTCATCATAGGTGATCTTGTCATCACCCACAATCAGACGCTCAATGATCCGCATGCCTTTCTCGACATCACCTGCCTTGGTCAGGTCTTTTTCCATGTAGATCAGGTCACGACCGGTCATTTCCCGGATGGTGATTTCGCGACCATCTGCCAGGGTGGTAGAGAAAGTTTCGAGTTTGGTCATAGTGTTTTTCTTGGTTGCCGGTGTTGCTTTAACCGAGTCGTCGTTGCTAATTGTTCGCATTGGTTGTGTCGAAGCGTTTGTCGAGTTTTACCCGTTGCTGAAAGATCCAGTTTTCTATGTCTGGGTCCCCAGAGCCGGGTGGAAGAGAGAGGTAGATTTCATTGGCGATTTTCCAACTTTTTTCCGCATCTTGAACCTGATTGATTTCCAACCTGTCGTCGATGTCGTCGAGCCAGAATGTGACAACCAGTTTTCTATAATTTGGGTCTTCCGGGAGAGGAAAGGCCATCAGAGTGCTCGGAGCATATTAATGGTTTGTTGGGGAGAGAAGTAGCGAGAATTGTAGGCGCATTCCACCGAAGAAGGGATGACTCGGTTTTTCTTGTCGTACGGGACTGTTAGGTAATAAGTGTCGATGACTCCCTGGAGGACTTGAACTCCAACATTTTCAACTCGGGACTTTTTACGCTTCATTAGATTACTCCTTTTTGAATGGCTTCGTAGCGGGTGGTTAGTTTCTGGATGGCACCAATCTCGGCAAGCTCGTACATTGAGTACTCGGTGCCAAATGATTCGGTTTCGCCACCAGGGTTGGACAGGGTTACCGTCTTTTCCTTTGGTGACTTGCGAAGGCGCTCATCAATCGCAACACTTGAAAAGTAGGCCCGGCTCAGTGGGAGTTCTGGAATGTCTACCGCCGAGTGGAACAGGGACCAGGTGTAGACGTGGGCGATCTGGAATAGAGCAGCAAACTGCTCTGCGTAACGCTCGGGGGTCATAAACCAGATTTCATCATGGATGCTGAGAACGAAGCGGGCGGGAATTTTATACTCCTGGGTCAGCCAGTGAACGGCGGTTAGCATGATGCTGAGGATTTCGGCACCCGAGGACTGAATCGTCCAGTTGACTCGGCCGGTCTTGAAGTCATCGCCGACCGCGGCGGGGCGCATTGCTGTAGAGATTTTGGTTCCCAAGCACGGGAGCTGAGGGACCCGGGTCCTCATCGCAATCTCCTCCATGAAGTTGAAGCATCCGCTATCGGAGCCTCCCTCATACATTCCGTTTCGGAGTTTCCCTTTTTTGCCTTCCAGAATCCTGTAGGCAAAGTTTTTCACCTCGGTTGGGGATTTATCAGGATACTTTCTTCGGATGTATGTTTGCACGGCTCTAACTCCGGCTCCGTAAAGGACCGCAAAGCCTGCGATTTTAGCGGTGTCTCGATCCACTCCGGCCAGTTTAGCAAGAGCGCTATGGGGGTCTGTCCCCGCTTCCTTTGATCCAGAAAGCACGTTATACCCGAAGGGGGAACAACCCACATGGCCACCCTCCCACTTATCTGAGTAGATTGAAGCGATTTGCATTTCTTGACCGTCAAAGTCGGCTCCTACAATCTTCCACCCCTCTGGAGCTTGCACTCGGCTTTTTAGTTCGGTCCCAATGCGCCAGTTTTTTGTGGAACACATAGTAACCATGAGGCTCTCCACGGTTCGTCGCGTTACGGTGCCATGGCAAAGGATCTCAGGGAGAGTAACCAGTGCATCAGCACCGTGAGGGTTATGGGTAGGGATGAAGATCCGGTCCATCACACGCTTACGGACCGAAGTCCAGTATGAGACCGCGTTCGCGATCTCAAGTGCCCGCTTTGCCTCCGGCAGGTCGCTATTGAGCCGACCCACTTTCATGTCGTCAACGAAATCTTTTGAGAGAACACCGCCGACGTTTGCACCTGCACCTTTCGGGTGAGGGATCTTGGTGAGAACACCTTCCTCGCTGTGATAGCACCAGCCCATGTCTCCAGTTAGAACCATCGGGGACCCTTCCCACGTCAGTTTGAGCATCAGGTGAGACAGATCGGACTTCACCCCGATGTGTTGATCTGGGTCTTTGATGAAAGGTCGCACCCATTTAGGAACGTGAGCATACTTGCCTTTAAAGGTCTTAACCTCCCAGTTCAACTGGGAAAGCCAAGGATCTTTGGCCACCCACCGCTCGGCTTTAACAGGGTCGTTAAGATAGAGACGTTTCCACTCCTCATAGTTCTCCCACACCAAATCTTTACAGATTTGGGTCATCTCGTTATTGTGCTCTTCAAAGGTGCGCTCTACGCCCTGGATCCACTCTTCCCAGTCGGGGACCAAAGGAATGATTGACCCATTGAGGTGATAATGACCACAGAGAGCAACGGGGGATGGGGTAGCGTCTAGGTACTTGGGCCACAGTGCCTGGAAGAGTTCAGCAGTGTAGAAGGCGTCTTTGACTGCGTAGTCAACAGCCTCCGTCAACATCTGTCGGATTTGACTTAAGTGGGTGGCTTTTACGAAAATGTCCCGAACGGCTTTGTCGCCCTGTCCCAAGGGTTGAACATCGTCCCCGAAGAACTTACGCACTTCATAAACGTGGAAGTTGTAAGTAGCTACCAGAGAGTTTGTGGAGCCCTCATCCAGCCACTTGGGGGCATACCTCAGTTTTCGCTTTTCTTCATCAGTAAGATCTTCAGGGTTCTTACCAGCCAAAACATATAGCCAGCGCTGGCCACTGGCAAGACCAGATACGCCAATGTGTGCAGATAGGGTGTCAAAGTAAAAGTTTTCAGGTTTGGTGCGATTGAGTGAATAACCTTCGCGGGCACGTACGCGATCATAGCTGATGTTATGACCGACTACAAAACGGTTCTCTCCAATCGGGATTAAGGCGTGTTGGTCCCACTTATCTTCAGGCAGACTAGGATCAATAAGCTCAGAAGCCAACCAAATGTAAGCCGCTTTGGCAGATAGCGCAGTGCCAATAATCGGAAACGCGCCACCATGCACATAAGTCTCAGTATCGTACGTGAATGCCTCCTCCAAAGGATACGGCACGGACTCCGTTTTCCACTTGCCACGGACCTTCGTGTAACGGGTCCAGCCGGGGTTGAACTTGAGTTCTGTTGCGGGCGGGATTTCCGCCAGTTTGCAGGCAGCAAACTCGTCTCCCAGGATTTTATATCCCCCGATTTGTTCATTGGCGATAGTCTCGAAGTGGGCCCCAAGATTTTCACCCTTAAGGTTAGGGAGGGGGAGGGGACCGTCGTAGAGGTGGTCAGGGTAGTCGACGGGAGTTTGAATGTCGAATTCTTTCAGCAGGTTCTCTGCTTTTTGCTTGGCAAGGTGGCTCATTTCCAGGGGAGCCTGCTTACCAAAAATCCTCTCTCGCAAGGTGCTCGAAAGGACGGGGTAGCCTAGGGGTGTTTTTCTCACAGGCGTTAGGTTGTTCACGGGTTATTATAGGAGTGGTTTGCCGGCGGTAAATCAGAGAATGTCTATGGGAGGGGCAACTGGGTTGTCTGCCACAGGGTATACAAAGGAGTACTGGATGACGGCAGGGTTATTGACGTTCTGGGGAGGAGTAATGTTGGAGACTTGCTGCTGGTTGTAACGAGCGGGAGGTTGAGCCCATTTGGACTCACCGGCTGGGTTCGCCACGCCGACCGATGTTACACTCACACTGGATCCTACACCGGGGCCAATGCCGGTGGGAGTCAGAACAGCGCCTACAGTGTAACCGGTGCCTGGCGCATTGAGGACCGCGCTGATGACTTGACCGGTGGCATCAACTACGATGTCCAGGGTAGCACCAGTTCCCGCATCGCTCGAAGTGGTGACCACGCCCGTGTAGGTGCCAGATGTGAACCCGGATCCGGGAGAAATCACACCGATTGCTGTAATTGGTGCGGCAATAGGTCCCACAAACACGGAGAAACCTGTCCCACTACCCAGGGTGGTTACGGTGAGGCCGTCTCCTTCTTGATAACCTGTTCCGGGGTTGGAGATGGTTGCGGTGACGACTACTCCTCCTGCTCCAACGGTGACGTCGAGAGTAGCGCCGGTGCCGGATCCGCCAACAGCAGGGACGCCAAGGTGAGGGCCTACCGTGTATCCGCTACCTCCTTGAAGCCCCTGAAGAGAGGTAATGGGGCCTGAGGCGGCAGTGAAAGAATGCACCCCATACTTGAACATTGTGGGGTTGCCGGGAACCTGGCTGTAGGCGTTGGGGGCAAGTTGGGTGTAGTACTCGTAGTAGTTGGTAGTCCAACCTTTAATGGCAGGACGTACTACAGTGAGGGAGGGCAGATTTACTGGCGCGGTGGTTGTTTCCTTATACTGCCATGCTTTTTTGTTTACAGTGTTAGGAACTACCTTAAGGTAACCGTTGAGGATGATGTTGCCATACTCGTCGAGTTGTGGAGAGGTGAGCTGTGCGACCACCTCCTGTGCCATTAGAACGGTTCTAGGGATCATTACTCTGCCCTGATTATAAGGTTTTTTTACCCTAGGAAAAAGAGAGTTCCCAACAAGTTTTTCCAGGATCCTCGTCGTAAAGCCCTAAGTTGCGAGCCTCGTCGATTGCTTCTAGGAGGGACCTATCGTTTTTTAGACGACGGTGGAGGCGAAGACGCCAGAGGCAGTAAGTCTTAGCGTTTGCCTCATTGGGCTTTACTTGGTATTTTCGGTAATAGCGTTCCACCGTGTCAACCATGCCAATCCCCACCTTTGCAATAAGGTGATCAACGGGGTCCAAAGCGTGACTGTGTGGTTTCCTCACTGGAGAAGGTGAAGAGTTTGAGTTCGAAGTCTCGGATTCCGGAAGATCCATAAATTTCATCTTTGTGTTTGCGGTAGATTTCGTAAGCGTCGAATACTTTGGAGAAGTTCAGGGGGCGGTCTCCGGGAGACTCTCTCCAGAGCAGGATTTCCTGTAGCGTCAAGGGGACGTCAATGTCCCATTGCTCGTCACGAGCCCCGTAAATCATTGGGAGAGCGTCATTGCGCCACCACTCCGTAATGTAGTCAATGGCAAGTTGCCAGGTGTCCGGATCTGTGATGTGAGTGTCATACTCATCGCGAATCCACTCAATGTGCTCTTTGCCCCGCTGAATAACGAGGGCGGCGGCGGTGGGCATCTCCTCAAGGAAGTAGGCCTCTTCACCACCGTCCATGACTCGCTCATAAACCGTGGGAAACAGGAAGGCTTCGGAGGCCAGGCGGAAGTCTTCGGCTCCTTCACACATGTTGCGAAGGATCGCATCGAAAATTCCAATTGTGGAGGCAACTTTCAGGTCGCTTTTTGTTGCTTCGTCGGGAGTTATGACTCCTGCGGTGGCATTACGCAGAAGCGCCAACTCACGTTCGAGTCGGCGCACTTCACGACCCATCTCGCGTTCTAGTTTGGCTTTATAGATCTCTGCCTGGGAGAGGATATTTTCGAATTTTGTCTCCATCTTCTCCAAGTCTGCGCTGACTTCCTCCACGGAGATGCGGAGCTTAGAGACTTTTTTCTTGATGTTTGAGAGAGAAGTGCGGGCTGCGTTTGTAGATGTGAGTAGGTTGTCGAGCATTTCTCAGATAGGTTTGTAGGTCGCTTTCAGAATGTCTTCGTTGACGTCGATAATGTCAACATTGAAGGCGTATTGGAGCTCTGGGTCGGAGAGGAGGTGGAAGGCCCCCTCAAATCTCTCCCCGTCCTCAGATCGCAAGTAACTATTGCCGGGGGTAGGGGGTGAGCAAAGGGCGATGTTGCCCGCAAAGTCGGGGTTGGCTTCCTCAATGGCCGTTACGATCCGGGCGTAAATGGCGCTGGTGGCAGCCATTTCATGGTCATTGGTGATTTGGGCCTTGATTTCACCCTCTACGGGTTTCAGGATGGAAGCAAGGCCGGTGTCCAGTGTGAGTTGAACGGTGCCGTCTTCAGCGTCAATTGAGAAGCATACCTCCTCCGCCGTAAACTCAATGTCTTCCGGTTCTTCAAACTCGCTGAAACCATACTCAATGAGTTCGTAGAAGGCGTTCTTTAATGTCTCGCCATCAGGGCCTTCGAGAGCGTTGGCTATCGCGTAGAAAATGCGAGGGTTAGCCAGAAGGCGGTCAACCGGGTAAAGGATTTCCATGATGCTTTTACGGCAGTTTTATTGTAGCGGCTTTGGGGCCCCGTAAAGGCTTATTGCGATTTTACCCGTTGCCAATGGCGTTGGGCCTCCGGGGGTAGTTGGGTGTAGAACTGATGGAGACGGCCTCGAGATGTAAACAAGGGGATGCACAAGGCAAGCTCGTAGGTGGTAATGTCGGGTTGAGGGTCCCAGATTAGTTCCTGGGGGATGTAAATGCGGTGTTGAGCCATGTCTAGAGGGAGATTTCTGAGATGGTGGCAACCTTGATGCCCTTGCTGCCGGGTTTACCCTGTTTTGTGGTCACGGGAAACAATTCAACTTTTTTCTTTCTTGAGGATGCCCAAGGAACTGTGTAAGAGCCTTCACCAAAGTATAGCATGGTTGCACCCTCTGGAAGGGCTTGTTTGCCTTTTGATGTTACTTTGGTAAGGTCTTCGCCGGAGATCATCATCGCTTTGAGTTGATCACCGAGGGTGAAAACCATCAGGTACTTGCGTTCTCTGACATCGGTTTCTTTTTTGGCAAGCACGACAGGGGAGTAGCCGTCGCCAAGGGGACCCTTGAAGTTTGGGGGTAATTTTTTGAGAGTGCCATCTTGGGTGAGGGTAATGAGTTTGTCAGTCTTTTCGAGGATAAGGGCACCTCGGGGACCCTTAGCCTGTTCGGCTATACCTTTCTTGGTATCGATTTTGATGAACCGGGGTTTAGCAACCGTTTCTCCTTGCTGACGGGACCCTTTCTCTACGGTAAGGCCTTCGGGCGGATCAATTAGGGAGGAGCGTCGGACTTCACCATGGCGGACACCAATGGCCTTGATTTCCTTGAGCATGTAGGTTTTTCGTGCTTTCTCATCCCGAATCAGGACTTCGAGTTCTTCACGCTTGGCTATAAGGGACCCCTCCTCCTGTGCCAGTTCTTCCGAGTCTAAATTGGTAAGAGCACGGAGTTTCATCTCCAGAATAGCACGGGCTTGGTCCCCAGTAAATTTGAGCGAACGGTTGGAGACGAGCTCGATTAGGGCTTCTTTGGGAGATTTGGAAGCCCGGATAATCTTGATGACGGCGTCAATTTTACTGATTGCCTTGAGGTAACCCCGAACAATTTCGAGGCGAAGTTCGCAAGCGTTTAGCTCATGCCGGAATTTAGCACCCAGCCGAGCCAGTCTCCATGACGTCCAACTCGTAATAAGCTCACTTGGAGACATTTCGACTGGTCGCAACCCGTCCACAACCAGCAACCGTGCCGAATATTTAGTGTCCAGGTCAGTGTAGTGGTAGAGTTGGCGAGTGGCCAAGCTGATGTCGGTCCCAGTTTTGAGAGTAACCGTAAGACGGTCGCCCGTGAGATCAGACTGATCGCTGACTGCGGACACCCCGGAGATGGATCCTTTGTCGAGTGCATCTTTGATTTGTTGGCCGATTTTTTCGGGATCGGTGCTTGTAGGTAGATTGGTAAAAGTTAGGGTTTGTTTGGTGCGTTTGCCTGTGCCTTCCGATGTAACTTCGCAACGAGCGCGTAGGCGTAGGGTGCCCACACCGGTGCGCTGATAGTCGGTAAGGCCAGAATCATTGACAATGTCACATCCTGTCGGGAATGAGGGTGTTAGCAGGGACCCTTTACAAACAGCGTCGCAAATGTCTCTCAGAGAGTGTGGGGGGATTTTTGTAGCGAAGCCCACGCCAATACCTTCTTGCCCGTTGAGGAGAACCAGGGGGATCTTTACATTGAGTTCAGTGGGTTCTTGCAGGGACCCGTCGTAGTTATCGGTAGTTACCCAGGTTTCGTTGTCTGTAAGTAGGCAATCCCAAGCGAAGGGTGAGAGCTTGCACTCGGTGTAGCGACTGGCCGCTGCGCCATCTACCGATGAGCCCCAGTTTCCCTGGCCATCGATTAAAGGTAAGTTGTTGTTCCAGGGTGCTGCGAGGGTTACCATGACTCCATATGCCCCAGAATGGGGGTGAAGCTTACCCATTGTCTCACCTTCGACACGGGCACTCTTCATGTAGCGACCGTCGGGGCGGAGACCGAGCCATTTCATTGCGGTCAGGATTCGACGTTGAGCTGGTTTGAGCCCGTCAGTCAAGGAGGGGATGGCCCTGCCGACAATTACCGACATGCTGTATGCAAGGTAATCGGACTTTATCTGGGAGACCAGGTTGGTGGAGTTATCCATGATTAGTGTTTTGGTTGGAGATCCCAGTCGCTGAGACCGGCGGTGTCCTCTCGTAATTTACGAAGGGTTTCGTCAAGGTGAGGAGGCCAGGAAACTTTCGAGAGAGAGGATGCTGCAACGCAGCTTGCGTATAGGTGGCGCCACTCCAGATACCCCCGAAACATTAGGAGTTCTTCGGTGGTGTAACGATCTTGCATGGGTTATTGCTGCCATGGTGTTAGTTTAGTGAATTAGCAAGCACGTGGGGGGCCCCAGTGGTGAGGTAATCCGTAATATGGACTGGGAGATACGACTATGGTTTGACATTACGCTTGCCGTTTTTCATAGTGTAGCGAATGGGTGGGTGTCGTAAGGGACCCTTCCGAAAGTGCGCGAAAAAGGTTTGAAACTTTTTCTCGTAGAATGGGCGGGGGCATAAACTCCTGCATTCGGACACGTAGATTTCCGCCGGGGCCGGCCACGTTGGTAAAACCGGGGCGATGGTGAAAAGGGACCCATCGGTGGGGGGATACCAAAGGCCAGGGGCATTGTTTACATTTAGCGGTGCCGATGTATGCGAATGTGTGAATGTGAATGTGTATATCAATAGCGATATGCGTTTATGCCGATAACGTTATGTGTGTGTGGCCGTGGGCTTGGGCTTGGGCTTAGGGCCATGCAGGTGGCCCTGCACAAGGGCAGGGGGAGGGGTGCGTGGTACCCACGCAGGGGGCAGGGAGGGGGCGTGCAGGGCGCCATAGGCGGCGATGCGGGCGTGTGCCCACAGGGGGGGGGCAGGGGTGTGTGGTGGTGGGTATGCCCATGGGTGTGGGTATGCGTGGGCGTGGGTCACCCGGGGCAGTAGTACATGTGTACTACCGAGAGGCCATGAAAAAGCCCCCACGGAGGGGGGCAGGTGGGGAGGGTGGCCCTCAGTCGTTGAGGCCAGCACGCTCGGCACAGGTAGCGGCGGAGGGGAAGGCCTCAGCCATGCACTCGTGATAGGCGGCGTGCTCGGAGGCGGCCTTGTAGGCACCGATGCCGCCGAAGGTGGCGAGGACGGTGGCGAGGAGGATGAGGGCTTGGCGAGTGGTCATGGGGCTTGTGTTGAATGTCCCCTTATTATAGGGGCATGGGGGTGGGCGTGTGGGTGGGTGCTGTGCCACTTCGCCTACTGGCACAGGGTGGGCCGGGCGGGTAGTACGGGTGTACTACTGAGGGCTCAGTGGCGGTCGCTGATGTCCCAGAAGCCCCACTGACCTCCGTTGGCGTGAGCGTCGCGGACATCGATCGCCTGCTGACGCTGAGCGCTGGTGTAACGGTCCCACCCATCGCTGTTCAGGTCGTCGCCGTAGCAGGCAGTCCAGACGGTGTTCGCTTCGGTCAGGGTCATGGTGGTTTCGTTCTTCATGCCCTTATTGTAGGGCCTCAGGGCGCCCTGCAGAGCAGGGCTGTGACAGTTCTTCATGTGGCCCGGGTCGCCCGGGGCGGTAGTACGCCCTTACTACTCAGACCTCACACAGCACGACGCCCGCAGCGCAGCATGCGTCCATGCGCATAGAGAAGAGGTTGGCCTCAGTCATTTCTCTCTCGATCCATTCCCCATCTTCGGTGAAAAGTATAGTTTCCCAGTAGTCAAATGCCATGGCATTGTGCTCATCGAGCAGGCGGAATGCAGCGAGGAAGTTGTTAGCGGATTGCATGTTTTTGTAGGTAGTTTGTGTTAGGAACTGTGTGGCCTCAGGCCTCATCATCGAGCAGCTCGTCTGCGTCGAAATCAAGCACCTCAAGGTCGGCCTCAAGGGCGTTGAGCAGTTCGAGGGTTGCGAAGTCGAGGGTTTCCATGGTTTTCTTTGCTTGTGTCCCCTTATCATAGAGCATGGGTCGCCCGCCGCGGCCAACCTTGTGACAGTTCTTCATGTGGCCTCGGGCGCCCGGGCGAGTAGTATGTGTGTACTACCGCCGCGGCCTCAGCGCCAGCACTGACCGTTGACCCACTCGCCCACGGACTTCTGGCCTCCGATCA